TCAGGGAGTCTACGGCGATTAAATAAGCGTTATAAGAAGTAGAATCAAAACCTTTACCATTGTCGTCACTTAAGTCATTAAAATTAAAGATCGCTTGGTTATTTGGTATGCTTACAAAATGAGAGTCAATTATCTCTTCGCCAGTTGCGTCATTAATTGAGAGAGGTGTGCCATCAGAATTATGATTTATTGAATTAACGCCAAACTTGAAAGTGCTATTGCTGGGTATTAATAACAAATAAAATGCATTAATAAAAGAACTCGCTGTATCTTGCTGAATAGTAAATTTTAATCTATTTGATCCTTGGCTTGTAACAATAGAGTAGGTCGCTCTTGTGTCATTTAAAATTGCATTTAGAGAAGCTTTTAAATCAGCATCTTGATTATCATAAGTTACTAATAAAAATCCATCTGCATTCTTGAATTCGTTTGAAGTAGACTTCATGCCAGAATCCGTAAATGTTCTCTTGTCTATAGCTAAAGAAAAGTCTCTATATCTACCTAAAACGTTTGAAGTTTTATAATTATATATATTATCGTTAGTGCTGTCTTCGTCAAACGTTAAATACTCTTCCCAGCTTGTGGAGGAATTGAGATATTTGTCATAGCTAGTAATAAAGGACTCTTTTGTATTTACTTTCTCAGGTATTATTACTATTCTATAAGGGTAATCAAGATTATTAAACTTGTTTGGATTCTTTATAAATTGCAGGGGTATGTTAAACAATAAAGACTCTGAAGGTTTAATTGATTGAACTTGTGATGGTATTGAAGATTGAAAATACTCTGATTTTGTTAAAGTAATTGGAGATCTAAAGCTATAGGCTTTATTATTTACAGTAATAGAAGAACTTGTATTTACATCATCATAAGTAATTGCAATAATTGGAGAAACAAATGTTTCATTTGAATTGTTAGAACTTGAAGCTTCAACATAAGACAATGGAGAACTGTTGTTTATATTTGTGCCGTAAATTCTTATGGAACCTTTTATTTTTTCTTTATCTAGTACAGTTCTTACATAGGATTCATAAATATCAATTGGCACAAACGTAAAATCACTAGAGCTATTTGGATTAAAATCAGATCCGTAGAATGCTTTGTTAAATATTTTAAACCCTATTGTAGTTTCTTTTATAGAAGAGTCGTAGAAAATTTCGACGCTAACTTTGCTCTGATCTATTACGCCGTTAGATTCTGCAACTCCAAGAGTAAATAAGGCTCTTAAAGGAGCAGAAGCTTCTGGTACTGGCGCTTTTGCTGGAGTGATATTGAGTCCAGATTCTATTTGGGCATATTTTAAGTGATACATTTGGGAACCCATGACAGTGTAGCTACTTCCCTCTGTAGATTCTTGAATTCTAAATATTCTATAAAAATCATAATCACTATCTGTAGAGCCATTTAAATTGCCTGAGTTTTCCAAAGCCCAAGTTATTGATTTTGGAGACATTCCAGATGCTCCAGTAAAATAAGATAATCCAGTTACATTTAATCCAGAAGCCATTACTGGTGCTAATCCAGTGATTCTTATAGAATCGTAATATTGACCAGTTATTAAGTTGCCGCTATTAATTATAAAAGAGTTAGTCAGCGGTTGCCTGTATTCGTTATAATCAATATTGCTATTTACTGCTCCTGCAAAACTGGGGTCGAGATTATACTTAGGAGATAGTATTGTTAATTTATAGCTTTGATTTCCTGAGAAATTGAAATCAAGTTTTCTATCTAACGCCAATATGCCAGTAGTCGCATTAACGCCCCCAGAGATATTAATATTATTTAACCTTCCTCCTACTGTCTTGTATTTTCTATTGTAATCATAAACCTTAATTACGTCTCCGGGTTTTAGATATACGCACTCTGGGCCAGATTCAAAAGATACGGTCTCTGTTTCATTATACTCTGATGCCAACAACCATCTGCCAAGTCTTTGAGCTTGACCTCTGCTGGTGCATCCAAAGGCTGTTAATTCGGTTTCTTTAAATCCAAATTTTCTAACCGCTTCAATATTTTCAACGTATTCTACTGCTGGTTTATAGAAATTATTTTTATCAATATAACGAACATATACAGCAGAGTTTCTGTCTTTTAGTGAAGTAGATTCGTAATTGAAGTTTCCATCAACAACATTAGAGTTAGTAAAAGAGTAAATAGGGGTCTCTTCTGGCATGTCATTTATAGCGTAAATGAATCCATTTGAGTAATAAAACATTCCTCTAAATACTGATGCCATGTCAGACAATACTTTGAGAGCGTCATCTTGACTTTGTATATAAAGGTTACAAGTAAATCTTGGTTCTACTCCTCCAAATCCATCTGAAACAAGTTCATCGCAATACTTGGCTATTTGATAAAGAGACCATTTGTCTACATCATTTTCTGTAACATAATTACCTACTCCATATCTTTTATTCGTTAAGAGATCATAGAAGCACCAAGCTGGATTATCGGTCCACTCTTTATTAGTTTTAAATTCTCCATCCCAATAATCGTTTGATGTAGAATAAGGTAAAACTCCCGCTACATCGTAAACAACTGTTTTCCTAGAAAGACCTTCTGAGAAAAGATTTCTTGCAAAAGCTTGAGTCAAAGAAAGCCTGTCAAAATCAATTTGATTTACTCTAATAGAATCAGCAAATCCTTGTATTTTGCCGCCGAATCCAGCGCCAGATTTGTCTGTAAATATTTCTATTTGATTATTATTTGTTATAAAGTAAGAAGGTATAAATGGACCAGTTTTTGTATTTGCTGCATTATATGTTTGCCCAGCAGCGAGAGGGATAAGGACTTTAACCTGTTCTTGAGAAGAATCAAGAGTTATTGAAGTAGAAGACCCATCGAATGTTTTATGTGCGTCTAATTTGTTATAAGCATCTAAAGCTGCTTGAGAAATGGCGCTTATTTGTACTCTTTGATTTATTTCATTTTGAAAAGTAGCGTCTGAATTGGAGAACATCTATTTCTGCATTTAGTATGTCTGGAAAGTATTCTTTAGTAAGTCTTCTTTCAATAACAGGAACAAAAGTTGAAAACTTTCCTCCTGTCTGTTGTGAGGCTGCATTAAAATTGCAGTATATATATTTATAACAAGTTTCTGGTAAGTTGTTTATTTCGCCACTATAAGAGGTGTCTTCTTTAAATGTTATAGATTTTATTAAATAAAAATCTTTTAATTCTTGAGCTAACGCTTTTTCCCCTCCATCAGTCGTAAATCTTCTAACTGTAAAATAATCGTTTATCCAAGTTCTGTCGGATATATTTATGTTATTTACTTTAGCAGCGTTTGCGTTGTATGATATGTTTGGTTTGACTACTTTTGGTAATGCATAAAAACTAATTCTTGTAAAAGCGTCTTTGAGTCTGGTTGTTGAATACCTTGTCGAATCTAATGCTTTCGTTATGGTGTATTTTTTACTATCATTTGAAGAAATAATTGTGAGTATTAAACTTACATTTTCTCCAGATATAGTCATAGAAAGATTAAATTGATTATCTCTATGAATTAAAGTATAGTTACCGTTTGAAATGCTTGCGCTTAGTTTAATGAAAAAGTCGGAATAGAAGCTGCAAAATCCTTGATCTTTTAAAGAAAAATTAGATGGAACGTTCGAGTTTTTCCAATATCTTTGAGGTATTAAATCGAATTGATAGTAATCAGACGAAGCTAAGTTGCCTCCTGCGTAAGTATAGGCTTTTGTTGATTGACCATTAGCGCAAAGAGTTTTTAATGGCATTTTTAAATAAGTGCTTGCGCCTACATTAAGAACATTGATATTATAAGACCCACTTGTAGTCGTAGTGCTTATACTGTTTCTGGTTACGTTCCACTTGTTATTTAACCAGTTTCTTATCTTTATGCCGTCTGATTTAGACAAGGCTTTGTTGAAAACTAATATTTCAAATACGGTACATCTACTAGTGGCTCCTGCTGAATTGATAGCTAATCCTTTTGGGGCGGCTACTGCAAAAACTGGTTTTGCGTAATAATTAGTGTTTTGCCAAAAAATATTTATATCTTTTAGATTGTTTACGCTTGTTCCTGCTATGTAAGTATTTGCGTCATTAGAAGTGTCCCAGTAATTAGATCGATTGAATTGATAAAAATTAAGGGGCATTACGCCATAGACTTGCGCTCCTATAACAAATGTGCTATTAAATTTAGCATCGAAACCTAAAACAAAAGAAGAAGGTGTGGTAGATGATGAAATTATCTTGTTTCTTTCTGCGCTTGTTGCGCTATCATGCCATTTGCATACTGTAAAAATAGTATAATTGTTATTAGCGTCAGAAAATGAGGCGGTTTCGGTTTGATAAACGAATCTTACTTTTTGACTTGTCGTAAATGAAACTCCATAATTTCCATTGGGGCTTTGCTCTGAGTGGCTTGATCCATATGTTGGTCTAGCTGTAGTTCCAGCAGGAGATGCGTAAGTTCCATCTCCTAAGATACATTTTATAGTTGATCCAGCTACAGTATTGGGCCAACTAGTTACGGCTCCTGTTGAAGTGGTTAAGGAAGGATTACTCGCATCAAACTGAGCAATTAACCCATCTGTAATCGGAGGATTAACATTGTCAGAATTTGCATAAGAATTATTTTCTCCAATAAAGAAATCTGTTGTTATTACTTTATCGGTTTTCTTAAATGAATTGCTTTCTGTAATTGAAAGAGGCGTAGTATTGCCGTAAGTCTTCGTTACTGGGTCATAATTAGCAGGAACTTTAACCTTTAGTAGCTTAACATCGTATGATCTTTCTGGTATTTTTGAGAAGTATGCGGCATTAAATTTAGAGGTTACGATTGCAGAATTAGTATACCTGAATGAAGAAGAATAAATTTCAGTAATACTTTCTAAACTTATAAAAGAAACTCTTGAAGAATAAGTATCTTCTGGGCTAATTTTTAATACTGAAATATCCCAACCTAACCAATTTTCATTTTCATTTAATGAAAGGAATTTAGAAGAAGTATCAAAGACAACTTGTTTAGCGTAGCCTTGAGTGACTTTTCCTTTTGATTCTATTTCGAATACTTGAGGAAACGAATCTACGTTAACTACTAGATCTTTTGCGTCATTAACTACTTTAACTTTATCTGAAGTCAAAGGAATAGTTGCAGAATTACCGTTGTAGCCTTCTTTATAAATTGGAGATATCCTAATTCTAATTTTAAAATTATGGCGTATTACAGAGCCTACTCCTGCATCTAGCGTCTTTCCATCGGCGAGTTCAACTTCTCTGGTTGAGGGGTCTAATGTAAAATTGCCATTAGCTTTATTTGCCGCAGTAACTCCTTCTATTTTTAATCCTTTTTCTACGGCTTCTAGGTCTTGATATTTTAAAGCAACATAAAGAGAAGAAACTCTAAAAATAAGAGACATCTTTTTACACTCTCTATTAAGAATGCGATAGGTCTTTTGATAATCAAGAACATCGTCTTCAGTAGTAGCTAGTTGATTTGGTCCTCTTAATCTTTCTCCTATTGAACGAATATAAGAAACGTTGTCAAACTCTCCTCCTGATGAAGTGCCTACTGGAGTTCCATTTGTTACTTGGATATTTATTTGTTGGAAATTGTATTTATCTTGGCTATCTAAAAGGGGTGTTTGATTCCACTGCACTGATCTTAAATACTTTGATTCGCCGTCGCTTCCTACCACTGATGGGTATTCATTATAAGTAACTTTTTTAAAACCTAGGTCTCCAACTTGGCCTGAAAAAAGATATTGTCCTTCAAGTAAACCTCCAATTGGTCCTTCTGACAAAAGATCTTTTACTTTGGCAAATTGATATACATTATAAGCAAGGCCATCGTAAACAAATCCCTCAACATCTTCATATGCAGCAGTTGGTGATGGGGCTTGACTTGCTGCGCCTCCGCCGCCAAAGCCTTTTATGTATTTGAAATCTTCAAAGTTATTCATTTTATATATTATTAATTTGATCTTTTACGTCTACTGCCGTTGATTTAGTGCCGAGTTCAACATTATTAACAGATACTTCAACTGTTTGAGATCCTATTTTCATCTTGCCGTAACCAATTGGTACAGGACCACCTTCTCCAAGAATGTTAGAAGGTCCGTCAAATAAGTAGTTTGGTTTGCTGCCATCTTCTTGAATCTTTCTAAAATCATCAAATTTTGGAGGAGACATCATTAATAGCGTGATTCCTGTTACGGCTAATCCGATACCTGCGCCGATTAGTGCGCCAGACAAAATGGTTGCTCCCATTCCTCCTTGGGCTCCTGCCATGCCAAGAAATGTAACTCCCCCTGCTGCTCCTATACCTGAAGCAATTAATATAACTCCAAGAACTAAAGCTAATACTCCTTTTGTCGTACTATTGCCGCCGCCTCCAGCGCCTCTAATAATTGGAACTATGTCTAGAGTTTCCAGCTTTTCATTTATCATTACTAATTCAGAATTAAGAATGGACTCTGGTTTTTCTAGAGAAATACTTTCTGGATTCATTATTTCTCTTTTATTAACGATCACCTTGTACTCTACGCTTTTTTCTGCTGCCCCAATTAGATATTTCAATAACTTTCCCTTAGACAAAACCTGAATAGCTCGCAACGCTTCCTTTATGGAATTTACTTTTAATTTCCAATTTTCTCTTCCTACTTGCTCCGCTATTTCTCCGTGTAAGGTAATGTTAGTCATAAAGGTTATGCCTCATTATATAAATTACCCATTTTTTGTGTTGGTTAGAAAGCTTTTCGATAAGAGAGATCTTATTTCCGGGGTGATGCAAAATCATATCTCCTCCAAGATAAATAGCGCAATGGATTGGGAAATCGAACCTTTTGGTCCTCATTATCAAGACATCGTTCTTTTTAAAATTAGAAACTTGTCTAAATCCATTATGTTCAAAGTACCTCTTTAAATAGTCGTCTTTTCCTTTTAAAGCTCCTTCTTCGTCTAGAAGTCTTTTACTTGCTGTCTCGTTATAGTCTTCTTCGGAAACATTATTTTTAAGAACTTCTAATTCTGGACAGAGATGAAGATTTAAATCGTGTGCATAGTAGTCTTTTACTAGCCATAAACAGTCTGCAAAACCTAAAAGAAAAGGTCTTCCTTCGTATTGAATCTTATAACTATTGGGGGAATAGACATGAAAAGATCCGCTTTGCTTATTGTAAACAACACATGATAATCCTAATCTTTCAGACACAATTATATCTGCATCTGAAATATTATCAAAATCAATATGAGAATGATAGTAGCCAGCAACGTTAGACTGCCCATCAACATCCATCATGAACTCAGTGGCAGAGTTGATTAGATTTTGTTTCTTTTGGATCTCTATTCCATTGTCTGTATATAATAGAAAACCACATACTTCGTTATTAGAAGTATTAGCATGTTCAATGATCTGATTTTTAAGTTCCTCTGTTAGCATAGCTCTTTATTTCTTGCAAAGCAGTATATTCTTCTTTTTTCTGCGTCTGTTAGTTTTTCAATTACTGATTTTTTATTTCTTGGTTGGTGCAAAATGTAGTTTTGTCCAAGATAGATTCCGAAGTGAGAAGGGTAATTGTCGAAGTATTTAAATACTATTATATCGTGCTTCTTAGCGTTTTCTATGTCTTCAATTTTAATAAAGTTTTCTTTTTCGAAGAACTTGTCGAAATTTTGTGAGTCGCAAAACTCTGCAAGTTTGTGCTTTACGAAGTCTTCGTAGTTCTTGTCCCAATCTGCTCCTCTTTCGTAGTGAAAAATTTTAATGCCAAATTCTTGATTATAGTAATTCTCCACTATTGATAAACAATCAGATTCACCAATTACAAAATCTTTATCAATGTATTTATTATAGTAATTTTCTGGAGAGTACTCTTCGAAAGAGTCTCTTTTAAGTATGTAAACTATATTTTTTAGGTTAAGTTTGTGACTTATCTGCTTGTCTAGCTCCGAAAAAGAATTGTCTTGTATGCAGTGCGAATGATAAATGCCAATTATTCTGCCGTGCATTGTCGCTTTTAGATAATCCATTTGACAAACGATAAACTCGTTTTCTTTGTCTTGAGCAGCGTTTCTGCATGAGAAAGCTTCTAGTTCATTTTTACTGTTTAAAAGTAAAACACCGCAGCATTCTTCAGGATTTTCCTTTAATGCGTGTGCTTTTATTTTTGCTTTTATTTCGTCCGAAACCATTACAATGCTCCTCTATTATAATTAGATACTCCATAGAAGCCACCAAAAGGTAAAGCATTTTCTCCAAATCTTATTTTACAGCCTTTTACGCTTTTAGAACATTGATCAGCTATCCAATACTGCCCGTTTGGAGGAGGCGTGTCCATAGGAACATTTGTTTTAGCTACAAAGTAAAAATTAATATTTTTCTTATTAATGAAAACTACGTCTCCTTTGTTATAAGGCGTTGATAGTTTCCAAGATTCTATCTTGTTGGTTCCTACGGTCGTGCCAGAAAAGATTGGCATTTTTGAAATTATTTGATCATCTTCTGTGGCGCAAACAGGAGCTTTTGCTCCGCTAGAATCGCTTTTATTTGGTATTGGAGTTATAGTGCCATGAATATCTTCGCTTAATTTTTCTTGATATTCATAAAGGCATCCTTCTCCTCTATACTGCCAAGGACAAATATAGCTTAGGACTCTTCTCTTGGGAAGTTTAGCTCTGTCTAGATCTATTGCGCTTGATAATTCAAACTGAATACTATTCTTATTTTCAGAAGATTTTCTATCAAAATAATAAATATCTCTGGGAAATTCGCAGTTAGGATCAGGATCAAACCCTTCTGGTATAACCAATTTATCAGGAGACAGAGCAGACACTCCATCAGCTTGATAAAAATTATTCCTATCAAGGAATTTGGCAAAAGTCCTAATTCTAGTGAACTTAGCGCCAATCAAATCTCCAAAATTAACTGTTCCTCTAAAGAGGCTAAACACATCAAGCATGTCATCAGAAAAGCTTATTTGAACTTTGGGTTTTGGAAATACGCCTCTTGAAGCTAATTCAAATCCTTCTGTAGCAAGCGGGGCGGGTAGATAAGCATTTCCTTTCCAATAAATAATGTTCCTTCCAAGCTTTAGATTGTTATGGAGACGTATTATTTTATAATTAAAAACTCCATCATCTTCTCCCGGCAGTATTATTTGAAAATTCTTAAGATTAACGACGAATTGGGGGTCTGTGTCAAAACCAATTTCAGTTAAATCAACTTCAAATAAAGAAATAATAGAAGAAGGTTCAAGCGAAAAGAACTCTTTATTTACTTTTAAAGCTGCATCTTTTTGTTGTTGAGTAGCCATAGTATTATGCTGGTACTTCTTCGAACGTAGCTTTTATAGAAAAGTTATTGAAGAATGGATTAGAGGAGCCCCATCTTCTACAAACGAATAGTTTAGCATCTGTGGAAGCCACAGAATAAGGGGCGGATGGGTAATAAATAAAAGCAGTCTTAGCAGATCTTGCGCTTAAAAAATGCAGAATAGCTGTGCATTCATCTAGAGTTAAACCATCAAAGTTTAAATCAAAATTAAGAAGATTGAAGTTAATTTGATCGCTCACTCTCTTTTCATAGCCGTCTCCATATTTGCCTACGCTTACTTTTGGTTCAAAGTTGGCTTGAGTTTGATAAGAAGGCTTCCAGATAAAAAAAGGATAGTCTTTTTTCACTACTGGGTGTTGAAAGTAGCCTCCCCAATAAGCGTCTGAGTTAGAAATAACACTAGAATAAACTGGTGGATTATTAGCGGGTACGGCAGCTTTAGCATAATAATACCGATTATCCGTATATACGATAATATCGTGTTTATTGTATACGCTGGAATTATTCCATGTACTAATGTTAAAAATGGAGCTAGACATACCTTTTACCTTTTACCAACTTATTATTACACTTTTTTGTGTAAATAATAAAATAAGATGGCATTATCTCGACTAAATAAACAGAACTTGGATTTTTACTTGAATCAAAGCCAAGTTCATGGCGTTCAGGATATTCAGGCTTCCTATCAAATGCCAGTTCAACATACCAAATATCTTGGTATGAATAGCAGCTTTTACACTCCAGAAGGAGCAAAGACTGCCTCTTTGTCTGTAACTAGTCTGTTGACTACTTCTAATGATTTTCTCGCTTGCACAGGTGAGGCGGGTAACTATGGATTTATTACCAAGAAGAGTAATCCAAGTTCTAATATACTATTTGGATTTCAAAGCGGTTATTTAAGTTCTTATACTTGTGGGGCTCAAATTGGAGAAGTCCCAACTGTCAGAGCAAATTTTGAAATATACAATGATGCTGGGTCTATAGGTTCTGAAGGCAGCTTCAATCAATCAAGTGCCGTGGCTTTAGTAAATTCAAATTCAATAGATATAGGAATCAATGACTTCGCCACAAATAGAGTTAATTCTTTTAACCTTAATATAAACGCTAATAGAAACGCCGCTTATTACCTAGGTTCTTCAACCCCGTTTTCTGTAAGAACAATTTATCCGCTTGAAGTTAGTTGTGAATTTAACATCGCTCAAGACAGTTACTCTTTACAAAAACTATCAGACTTATCATACAACATAAAAAATATCAGTAATTTTTACATTAAAACTAAAGACTTTAATGGGAATTCGGTAAATTTTGATTTTGGAAGTTCATTATGTTATTTTATTGATGTTTCCGAAGACTTCTCTGCTAGTGTAAATTCTCCTGTAGGAATAACGGTAAGGTATAGGGGTTATCTGAAATAAGGCAAAAGGATGAAATATTTTAATGAATGCGAGGTCGTGTTTAATTCACGTTTTGGGTCAGGAGTAATTCTGGCTCAGAATACTTCTATTGCTGTAAATCGAAGTATGAATTCTACTTACACCATTGGAAGACAAAACTCTTCTCAGATGGTCAAGACTAAAGCAGACGAAACCAATATAGACTTTACTTATTTTCCAAATATTTCTGACCCTATTTACAAATGTTTTGAATATGTAAAGACAGGAGTATTTACCAATAGTTTCCCAGAGTCTTTTGTTCCTGTTCAAGTTGTTGTGGCTGGTGCAAGTGGTTCTTTTTATCCTTCTAGATTTGCATTAGGAGTAAATCCAAACTCCAAAGTTCAAGCATCTGTTTCGTTTTCTAGTTTTTCTAACTTATCAGGAAGTTTAAATGATAAAGTCGCAAATAATAATCTAAATAGCGGATCTGGAATTGCCCATTCTTGGAACGCTAAAGTTTCAGGAACAGCCGCAGTCTATAATGTTTTAGACTTTAGTTACGATCTTTCTATTAGCTGGAATCCTATTTATTCCATTGGGCAGCAAAGACCAAGGCAAGTTGATTTATCTGCGGGTCAAGAATCCTTTGACTTTACGATAGAGAATTTTAATTCCAATTTTTCAAATACAGATTTATCAACAGCAGAGAATGCTAAAATAAACATCACGACTTTTGGCAATCAATCAATAATGATTTTAAATACGTCAGGAAGTAAAATAGACTCTTCCAATATGTCAATTAATCTTGATGATTTTGCCAAAAATAAAATATCATTAAAAAGGAGTTTCTAAATGTATTTTAATTATAAAAATTGCCCGTTTAAATTAAGTGGTATTGATATCCTCGCCACTAATGTAAACATGTCTCTTGATTCGACAAACTCTCCTGTTTATAATGAAGAGTTCAAGAAAAATTCTTATACATATGCTCCAGAAGATACTGTAGACACTAATTTTTCAATATCTTACTATTTAACTGGGAAAGACTTCGTAAAAGAGTATTTGCTAGGAGGAAATTCTGAGCAAGGTATTTCTGGTAATTTTTGTGGCCTTTATTTTGAAAATGGATATATAACAAATTATTCAATAAAAGGTTCTCCAGATTCATTAGCAAAAGTTGATCTGGAGATAAAGGTTTTTGAAACTCTAAAGGGTTCTTTTTCGGCGGTCACTCCAACTAATCAACCAGAGATTGCTCCTTTAAATTTCTCAAACTTTTATCTCTCTGGTAATTTAGATGGTACTGCCTTTGATTCAAATGGTTATAATTTTACCAGCTTTAGTTACCAATACCAAAGAGAGGTTGAAAAATATAATAAAGAAGGATCTTCGATTTTTGATCAAAGTGGAAGAGCTTATTTAGGAAAAAGATCTCAGAGTCTTAGTTTTGAAATTGATAATTTTAATTATTCTTTGCCTTATTCAGGCGTTCCTTGCTCTTTTTATGTATCTTTACAAACTGGATCTCAACCTTTAGACACGTTGTCTTTTGCGGGAATAGTATCTTCAAAAAGATCTTCGGTTGAGGCTCAAGGATACATCAGATCTGAATTTTCTTTAAGACAAGATTTCTCTCATTTTAAACCGCTCATTTCAGACTTTACTCCAAGAGTTATTTTGCCGGGAGGAACTGTTACAATAAATGGAAGTAACTTTATAAATGTTAAAAAGATTCTTTTTGGTAATACAGAAGCTTCTTCTTTTAGCGTTGCTTCTACTTCTTCTCTAACCGCTGTTGCTCCTGCTCAATTAAAAGGTGCTGCTCCTATATATATTGAAACAGAAGAAACTAGTTCTTCTTCAATATTTAATTTTAAAACAAGCGTAAATAAAAACGACATTAGACTATCTATAAATTTCGAAGGACTATAATATGCCAAGTTACAATACAGGTTCAATAAATCAAAGAATGCGCGTCACGGGCGCAGGTCTTTATGCCGTTAGTGGCTTGCAACTTCCCGGTGCTGGATTCGTAGACTTCTCATACTATGAAGCTGATCCAGAATACATAGAGTTTAATGTTCCAGAAAATATAGTCTTTGGAGAGGCTAGATTTCATTTTATTACAGGAGATACAATTTCATCTCCAATGTATGTCAGTGGAGTACCATTTTTTCCAATCCCAAGATTAGACGCAGTAATTCCTCAAACGCAAGAAGTTGGAGAATTTGTTTCAATCAGCGGTAAATCATTGAGCGGTATTCAATATGTATCATTTAACAACATAACAGGAACAAATATATCTTATCAACCAGACAGTGGTGTTTTATTGGTTAAGGTTCCTAGCGGTTATACAACTGGCCCAATTAGGGTTAGTGGATATAATAATACAGGAATTGTACCTGCGGTTAGTGATTTTAATTTTTATGGTAGAATTTTCATAAGTGGGTTTAGTGATAATCTTCCTTATGAAGGGGACTTATTAAGAATTTCTGGTAAGAATTTTAACCTATCTTATGTAAATGAAGGGTATTTCCCTGTAAATTTTACTACTTATGTAGATAGTCAAGCTACTGGTTTTGTTACCGCAAGATTTACTGGTGTTGGGGATATGATTTCTGGAATTGTCCCTCAAAATGCAAACCAAGGATTTTTGACAATTAACTCAAAAGATAACACAACATTTACTTCTAGAAGTCAAATTACTGTTTTAAAAGCTCCTCAAGTATTTAATGGTTTAAACTTTTATTTAAATTCTGGACAATCAAATATAGTCATTGGTAAGAACTTCGATTATGCAACAGGAATTATTCTTAGCGGATTAAATTACAGAGAACCAAAAAATATATTAAATAGCGGAGTAAGGAGTTCTGCTGTTGGTTTATTTGGTAGATCTTTATTATTTAGCGGGAATTCTTATTTGCAAATTCCATCTCCTTCTGGAGGGGATTTTAGTTTTGGATCAGGCATGTTTACTATTGAATTTTCAATTAATCCATTACCGTATACAACCGCTCAAAGAATTGATCTGTTCCAAGACCGAGGTTGGGATGGAAATGGGTTTTATTTTTCTAAGCCTGCCGCCAGTACTAATTGGACTTTCTATGCTGGGGATAGTGCAAAATTTAATATAGCAACTTCTTTAATACCCGCAAATCAATGGACAAAAGTATTAATTTCTAAAACTACTCCCAATGGATATACCTTTTATGCTATTAGCGGGGCATCTAGACAGGTTTTTGGAGCGGCATCAGCAGGAGTTCCTTATACAGTTACAGCAGGTAGCGGATTGTTTATAGGAGCTAATAATCCAGCGTTTTATGCAGCTTCTGGAATTAATTCATTTTCTGGATATATAGAAGATTTTAGAATTGTTAAAGATGCAGGTTTATATAGCAGTATTAATCAATTAGTTACTGGTTCTGGATTATTTGATGTTCCAAATACAAAACTACTCCTTCAAGGAAACTATTCTGACTACGATTACAGGGCAGACAGGACTCAAATATCTAATATAAAAGACATCTCTGGATATGTAGAAGATTACAATTATGGATTATACAATAAAACTTTCCCAATAACTGCTTTTGTTAAAAATTCTAGCAACACTAGTTTAACTTTCACTGGTACAAATGCAGATGCAGGGTGTTATGATATTACAATAAGAAACACAGGCGGAAGAGATTTCTTATTTAAGAATTTTGAAATTATCAAAGGCTCTCCAGTAATTAAAAATATATCAACTTTTGAAAATTACATTGGTGGATTTATTGAAGTTCTTGGGCATAATATTTACCCAGAATCTCAGTTCCTGTTTCAGGATACTGGTGATGCTAATTCGATTGTTGAAGCTACTGAAAATGCAAATAGCTATTCTTACCAATCAACATTTAGACCTCAGAAAGATTTAACGATTTCTAGTTCTGTAGCAATAAGCAACAATGCTTCTAAATTTGATGACAGAAGCTTCTTGTTCTCTGGAAGCCCCGGTCCATATATAAAGTTTTCTATAACGGGTGAGTATCCAAACGTCCCATTAAGTTATGAAAACACCTTTACGGTTGAGCTAGACTTTAAGCCACTAACTTCTTTCTCTGCCTCCGATAGAAAATTTTTAATAGGAAGCCAAAGCGGTTTAAACGTTTTCGTAACGTCTAATAAGGTAGTAATCTCGGGAATAGATTGGAATGGTTTTATTTCTAATTTTTCTGGACAAATAAATGCGTCAGATTGGAACCACTTGTCTATTTCAAAGAGTTACATAAATCAAGGTACAATCAGTGGAAAGATTTTATTGAATGGTTCGCCTATAAATTTAAGTGGAAGCGAGCATTCTTTAGATTTCGCAACCTCTAATTTAGATTTTAGTTTAAATAGTGACAAGAGTTTAACTAGCCCAACTTTTGATATTTATATAGGAAGAGATTACGCAAATACTCCTTCTAACTATTGGAGCGGTTACATAGATGAGGTTAGAGTAGTTAGAGAAAATCCTTATCAGTATTCTAATTTTGCGCCAATTAGAAGGGCTAGAAATAATTCAACTACAGAAGTATTGGTTCATGCTAATGCTGGGCTAATTGATGATAATGTAAGAAGCTTTGGGTATCTAAGCCTTAATACTCCAAACTTAACGTCTCTTAGAAAATCTAATTTAGTATTAGACAACTCTAATTCAAGAATTACTGGAGGCTTTGACAAGATATTTACATTCTTAAAGACTCCAACGATAACAGGAATATATCCATCTTTGTTAGAGCAAGGTCAGCCAGCTACTGGATATGGAAGCGATATTTATTACGTTGGTTCAATTAATGTTGGAGGTTACAATGTTAATAATTATACCATTTCTCAAAATGGTTCTGAGTTTGATCAAAAGCTAGTCTTCACAGTTCCTGATTTTGCAGAAAGCGGAAACAGTTTAACAATCAATTCAAATTACTATACTTATACATATCCAAGTGGTTTGCCAATCAAGAGCGGAACTTTAGTTGTCGATGGGTTTTCTCCATTAACGGGTGCGGCAAATACTCTAATTACTCTTTCTGGAAAATTTTTAAATACCGTTACTTCTATTGAGCTAGGAAGACAAGACGGTGCGTATAAAGTAATAACAGCTTTCAGAAGACAAAGCATAAGTGGATTAAGCTTTTTCATTCCTCAAGTATACGATATCTCAGATGGCCCAATGGTTGTAAATGGTAGTTCAAGAGTTACTACTACAGATTCTTTAACTTTTGTTAATCCAATAATTTCAAAAATAACTCCTAATTCTGCATATTTTGGAGACTCTATTAGTTTGTCTGGAAGCAATTTAAATGCTCTTGATTTTTATGGCGTTGGATTCAATAATGAAATAATAAAATATCCTCATGTCATTGCTCCTACTTCGACTGGCGCATTAGTGACTGTGCCAAGAGACGTAAAGAAAGGTGCTTTTAGATTTTTTAATTCTGGCACTACTGTAGAAATTAAAGGCTTTTCTCCATCATTTAATCCAAGTACTACGGTATCTGGATCAAATGCAAATATTTATAGGACAAGAGATTCGATTACGCTTACCGGAATAAACGCTCATAGATTTCAAACTAGAGATTTATATATTAGTGGATTTAATTTGCTTACTAATAAAACTGGACAGTATTTGATTTCTCAAGCTATGCAAGTTATTGATATATCAACTCTTTCTGGTCTGGCTCAACCTTATACTGGGTATTCTATCTTGTCTGGAAATCTAAATATTGTATCTGACGTTTCTTCTCAAATACCAGATTTAGATCTATTAATAAGTGGCGCAGATATAATCGGCATAGGAACCACTGTAAGTTCTAATAGCTATATTACTTTAGATGGGTATATTGGAAGTGGACAAATCTTCTTCCAGAGAAATAGTTTTGATGCTGATAGAATGTATAAAACAATTACCGTTAAGCCTCCTTCAATATCGACTTCAACATTAAATATCTTAACTGGTACATATAGATCTCTAATTACTTTAACTGGAGAAAATCTTAATTATGTAACAGGAATCAGGTTTGAAGGGGTTGGCACTCTTGCAAGAGGCGCTTCTGGAGCGATTGCTACATCTTTCCCTTATTTAGCCGTAAATTATAAATCTGGAATTTCAGTTGTCACTGATGCCAGAGATATAAATAGTAGCGTTACTTATAAAGACTACAACATGTTAAAGTTTTATCCTCCATCTATGGCAGGAAGGAATTTACATGGTAAAGATGTAGAAGATATAAGACCAATTTCTGGAATGTTCTATTTGCAAACCTATTTAGGAGAAGAGTATCCAGTAACTGGAAACTTTAACTACATTCCATTTATATCTATCAGCGATGCTTATCTAAATAATAATTTGACTTATAGATTAGACGGAACAACTCAAGTTAGTGGTTGGGATGGCTCTGTTGTTTCTTTTAATGGTCAAGGAGTTAGATTTTTAACAGGCGTTGACTTCTTTTCTCAAGTCGATGGAATAATAGTAGAAAACTACCCAACAGTATTCCGATTTAATAAAAAACAGGCAAAGGTAAATTTCTTTAATTCTGCTGGCGGAAATATTACTGGATACAGTATTATTAGTGGAGGTGCTGGTTATACATCATCTGCAATATCAATAGGCTTTACAGATGGAGGAGCAGGAGTTCCAACTGCAAACGCTTTAGTTTCTTTCATGCCTCCATATGTTGGTCAAGTTACAGGAGTAGATATAATATTTAATCCAACTTCTTCTACTCCAAATTTCTGGCAAGGAAATAATGCTATTGTTTCAAATCCGGTTTCAGGTTTTATTCCAAAAAATCCTCCTGCTAATCTTATTTTCTCAGGAGATAACTTTGCGGCTCAAAGTGGAGATGGTTCTAAATACTATGCTTATTATACAACTTCAGTAACTTTCCCATTAGATAATGGATTTGTAGTTGGTGAAAAGCTAGACATGAAACTTTACAATGTCGGAGCGATTTATCAAACTTCAGAACAACCATTCTTGACTATACAAAATCCAAATAACTTTGCTAAAATAGCCGATATTGTATTAACTGGAAATAGTTATGTTGGAGAAAATTCATTCACCATTAGATATGATCAGATATATTCAAATGATGATGCTGATTTTAATGATATGGATTTACAGTTTAAAACCTCAGTCCTTTATCCTACTGGGTATAATGGAAAGAGGTTTATGCTTACAACTACAAAGCCATCTAAGAATGGCAGGAATTTAAGAATAGATTTCTCTACAAAGGTTCCCGAAACAGGGAACTATGTAAATCCAAATGATCCAATCGATTCCAAATATTTAAAATTAAGAATCGAAAGTGTAAATTCAGCAGCTTCATTGTTCAAAGGATTAGGAACTACCAGTTCAGTAAATAAAGTTTTTGCTGGATCAGTTGGAGCAGGATCTAGCTCCCCCGGAATTGGGACTTCTTAATTACTTAGCCTTTTGAATTCTTTCAATCAATTCGAAGATTTTAATCTTTGGAATATCGGCTATTGACATAAGAGAGTCTGCATTAGCGTAGCCTTCTTTTATAAGGCGTTCTTTTAATTTTGCAAAAGTAACGCTTTTCTCTTTCATTACTTTTTCAAGGATGGCATGAGGCTCAAATGCTGCCGAGGACTCAGCAGCAGAGTCATCAACGACGTTATTCTTTGACTTGCCAATTTCGTCTTGACCAACAATGTTGATCTTTAAGAAATTTCGAACACAGCGAATGAAGGCCCTGTTCTCTGCAATTGGACCCAAGAAGTGACGAGCAAAGTCCTTAGTGTTACCGGGAGAAGCGTCTCCAATAGAAGAGAAAGTAATTGGAGTACCTTCTGTTTCGTAGTTTGGAACCCAGTCTATCTTGCAAACAGCAACTACATAGTCTGAGCTTGGGGAAGTTACGGTATAATCAACAGAGAAAAATCCTCTGAGTTGAGCTACATATTTAATTCCAGCAAGAAGAATAAGAAGATCTTTATCTTCTAGCTTGGTAACATCAGTTTCATTAGTCCTGTCTCTATTTGGGACAAGGAACTCTGGCTTGATCATTTTGCGCCAGTTAATAGATCCATCATCATTAAAGTGGTATTCTACACCTTCAATGAGGCCATCAGAAGAACGAACAAGTTTCTTTACAGTATTCACATAGGTATACTATGCGGCAACTGGCGACTTATCAACTCTAAAAATCCAAAAACTCTCTACTTCTTTCCAAAACTCTGGGCAGTCAATGACTGGTTCAGCAAGCTGCTTGGCTTCTATTCCATTTTTTAAAGAGGACTCGCTTAAATAAATTTTGCCATTACTGATTATTCTTTTATTTGACTTGTAAAAAGAATTAAGAGTGTATTCGATACCAGTTTTATGCTTTAGATTTGTCGGCATTTCTACAATAGATTCTTGATCAAGATATTTAAGCTTGACTTCTTCTAGCTTTTTGTCTTGCAAATAAGTAAACAATTGATAAGAAATATTATTATGAGCTAGAAAATTAGCAAATTCTATTTGGCTATCTTCTTTAATTTCATAGAAAATGCGCCCAATGTTCTTTTGATTGTTCAGAATTAATTCGGAGCTAATGGGTTTATTAGCAATAATGAAGCACTGACAGACTTGTAGTTGTTCATTTAAGAGCTTTTCATTATGGTCTAAGTCCATTCTAACAACAATATTGTTAGAATTAAACTGCTTTGGATTTACTATTTGATTAGGAACCATCTCTAATCTCATGTTATTGTATTCAGTGCCGAAGTAGAGGCTTTGAATAGAGTTAGAATGAGGTATCTGTAATACATTGTTTGCAATAACCTCTGGCTTGATACTATTGATTGTCTTTGGGTTCTCTTCAAAAGAAAAAGTTGGCTTATTTTTTCTCTTTGGTTCAAGAAGAATATGGTCTTTAGGATTGCCGAAGAATGGCTTTACACAGCTTATGTAATTGTTTGAGTAAAGGGCGACAATCTTTTTGCCATATCCAGAAGCGATATGAGTGGGAAAACTGTCTGCACCTACATGCAGCAAAGAACTCCTAAGCACAAAAGCCGTCTGATTGATATTTGTAAGTCCAACAAGACTAAGTACTCCAGTGTAGACTTTCTCCTTTTCCTGCCCAAGTTGAATAATTTTTATTCCTTTAGATTCCAAGATGGGCAAAATCAAATTAATGACTTCTTGCCAGTAATCATAAGTTTTTGAAGGCTTTGAGCTTGGGTGAAAAGTAATATACTTATCAGCAGTAACTGGAAAAAATTTTTCGTAGATATATGGCTTCTTAATCTTTACTCCAGAAGCTAGGGAGTATTGCTCTAAAAGGTGCATATTATTTAATATCGAATGCGATCTTATCTTTTCCGTTATGAAGATAGTTAAGCATCTTCTGGGTTCCTATGTGAGGCAAGAAAGCGATTTCAAAATATCCTTGATGATTGCCGTGTCCTTCCAGCCATAGCAAGCTGTCCATTTGAGGGATGTATTCTATGGTCCTGTGGACAAAAGGGTTACCTTCAAGAATTGAAAAATACTCTTTCTTGGTGGCAAAATATAAATTATAATCAGGATAAGTTTCTTTGACTGATTCAAGAAGAGCGGTGCAAAGATAAATATCTCCAATACTTTCTGGCATTACAAACAATATCCGCTTTCCTTTATCATTAGGATCTAGAAATTCTTCAAAATCAACTTTTATGTTTTTTTGATTTTCTTGAGTAGCTACTTGACGGAAATAGTTCTCAATATTTTGTCGAGATTCTCCTTCTGCTAATTTTTTAGACCAATGCTTAAAGCCGTCATCGTTTATATCGACTTGAGGCATTTTAAGTATATTGCGATACATGAAGATTAGCCATTCTCCATTTTCTGTAATATTTGGGATAACTGCATTAGGGTCTTTTTCTTCTTCCTTTAAAGAAAAGTCATAAGTTGTAAAAGGAATAGAATCAATATATTTCTCAAATATATTTCCAATAACAGGAACAGAATAATTGTCTATTGCCCACTTCCTCGCCTTTTGACCGATCTGCCTTTTCTCCGCTTCTGGCATCTTAATACTTAGCCTCTTGAATTGGGATCTCTTGTCCACCACTAGTAAATGGGTGGCAATACACATCCATCAAGTTATAAATCTCGCATAGCTGTTCTTCAGATACGCCAAAATTTGTATTTGTCGTCGAGCAGCTTTTTTCTGATTTGCAGGAAGGACAGCTTAGTTCTTGCCCTTGGAAAGGAGTAATAAAGTAATTTTTACATTTATTGCAAACATAAGTAGTGTGAATATCTTTTCTATCTATTTTATATTCGTCAGCAAGCTTATGAATGTCCCATCCTTCGCCCCAATGAGTATGCAATAGTAGCTTTGCATTTTTAACATCGGGATTATTTTTAACAAAGTCTTTAAATCCTTCTAGAAGATTAGGAACAGACTTGCGAAGTTGATTTCTAAACACGAAACCGACAACAAAAGAATCAGAAAGTCCGAAACGGGATCTTAATTTATTCCTTTTCTCTGAACCTAGATAACTAAATTTAGAGTGGTTTACTGGCCCATGAACAGTTTTGGCATTATTAATACCAATTTTATGCATTTCGTTTGTAGCAAACTCACTCCAAATCCAGTACTGAGATGACTTTTTAGCTTGATTAATTGCTTCATCATAGATAGGCAAAGAATCAAGAGTCACCCAAAGCAAAGAGGTAATATTTTTATACCAGTGCTTGTTATAATACTGAGTAAAAGCCCAAGGATCTTGTGCGCCAATCCAAATATCGGGCTTTTCTTCTTTAATTACTTGATCAACATAATAAGAGCCATAAGAAACATCTCTTGCGAGAGTTTGATCTGCATTAATTCTGTTGACCTCGTTTGGATCGGTAGGTACGCTTCCTAAACTCTTCCAAGGAGTTTTAGAAAGAATGGTGGAACCCACTTGAGTTCCCGCACAATAATGGATAATATCATACTTACCCGTGTTGTACAGGTAAGAGATTAGTTCCTTCGCTGCCCTACCGAATCCAGTTTTAGCGAGGCACCAATCCGTTTGAATTACTATCTTTTTCTTTCGCATTAGAATACGAGTTCTTCTGCCTGAGCCTCTGCTTCAGTCTGAGCGGCTGGCTGATTTAGTTGAATTTTATTATACGCTGGCTTCTTTGGCGCTTCTTCTTCTTGAGCCTCCTTTTGTGGAGCAGCGTCGTCTTGAGGATAGAAAGAGTTCCTAATGAACTCCAAAAGGAAAGCCTTGACCATTACGGCTTCTGCAAAAGAAAAGCCAATCAAAAAGCTCACCTTGTTAACGGTATCTCCTTTTTGCTCTTTAGTAGCATTGAAAGAAAAACCAATCTGGGCATTGTCCCTTAGATAAGGACAGAACTTGCCCATAGCATTTGAATTAGGAGCAGTATGATAGAACTTATATTCTGCATTTCTATCAATTGCGTCTACGATACCTGCGGCTTCTACTGCGTTGAATTTTAGAACAGTAGTCTTCTCTGGGTTCTTTGCGTTCTCACGAAAAGATCCAAGTTTCTTGGCTTCATTCCAAGAGTGCTGCTTTATGAAGTTAACAAACAAAGAGGTTCCCTTTGTTTGAAAAGAGCAAGCGGTTCCAGTTACTTTTGCATTTCCCTTATAAAATTGTAGGTTCATTCAGACATTATTTTGCCTGAAAAAAGCCGATTTATCAATTATTTTTTTCGGCTTTTAATTGAGAAAGTTTAGTGTAAACGGTGTGCGTTTGAATCGCTACCATCCTCGCAAAAACAGAGTCCCCAAACTTTTGTCCAGTTACAATAACGATATCTTCTTCTTTTGGCATTCTATTGTTAAGGTTTTGCATATCGTCTATCTTATCGGAGAAGATCATAGTATTCACAGCGCCAGTTTCATCTGAAATTTGCATCTTAAAGTATCTAGTTTTCTTTTCTCTTGATACTCCAGACTTGCATTCTTGAATTACTCCAATAAAGCAGACTTCATCTTTCTCGGCAAAGTCAACAATGTCTTTTATGTAAACTAGGTCGTCTTTCTTTGAGATGAAAACTTCTCTCAATTTATTCCTGACGCTATATCCAATAATAGAGTTCTCATAAAACCAATTTGCAAAACTCTCTGACTTGCTATTGATTTCATAGATCTTTTTATAAGGCTCTGCCTTGGTCCTCATTGTCTGGAGTCTTGACTCTTTGATATAAGGCTTTCCTTGCACATCTTTGTTATCTTTCATGTGCATAAGAATTTTAACTAAATCATAATCAAAGTTTTCTCCAAAAAGTTTGGCATTTACTTTTTCTTTATTGGTTAGAACATTCCAAAGCTGCGCCTCATAGACGATTTTGCTTCTTGATTGTTTGAAATCTCCATCTAAAGCTCCTGCTTGGATAAGAGCGCAGAGAACGCCGATGTTCAGATTAGCTTGAGAAGCAGTTTCAAAGATATCAAACTTGTTCTTAAACTCTCCCCTGAACTCATTTACCGCCATGATAGTCTTTTCGCTAATGCCTTTAACAGAGAGAAGCCCAAAGCGAATGTTATCTCCTTCGATACAAAATTCTTCTTTTGATTTTAATAAATGAGGAGGAAGAAGCTTAATGTTGAAATAAACTAGCTCCTTTTCAATCTTGGATATTTCTCCAATAGGATCAGGTTCATGCTTACTCATCTTTAACAAAGACAAGAAGAACTGCTGTGGGTATTTGAATTTGAGATAAATAGAGATTGCAGCAAGAGCAGCGTATGCAACTGAATGCGATTTATTGAACTGATAGTTGGCTGAGTCGTTCGCAATCCTCCATAGGACTTCACCAATCTTGGGATCTAGTTTTTGTTGGGAGATCTTGTCTTTAATCTTCTGCTCCCACTCTTTCATCTCTTCGACCTTCTTTTTGCCTACACAGCGTCGAACAATTTCTGCTTCATCAAGTGAGAATCCAACCTTACTGACCATTTTCATCAACTGCTCTTGATACAAGCAAACGCCTCCGGTTACGCCTAAGATATCATCAAAGAAAGGATGAATGCTTTCATAATGATCGTTATTTGTATAGTTAGCATACTTATCAATGAACTGTAGTGCGCCGGGACGAGCTAGAGCCAACACGCCGCTTAACTGCTCAAGATTCTTGGGCTTTACCTTTTGGCATACTTTAAAGTTAGTTTCTGCTTCAATTTGGAACAATCCATGAGGTAGTTTAAAGTCTTGCAACTGTTGATAAATAAAGACATCATTTACGTCAATATCCTCATATCTAATTCCAAGAGATTTGCAAACGTCGTCTACAACTGACACGCCTCGCAAACCAAGCAAGTCGAGTTTAATATTATAAGCCGTAACATTATTCATGTCATAGCTTGAGACAGCTTGTTTGTCTGACGAGAGTTCTACAGGACAAGACTCTTCAAGAGGAGAGTGAGCCAACAAAAGACCGGAAGGATGAACTCCTTTGTTCTTATTAAGATTTTGAAGTTTTAAAGCGATCTTATAAACCTCATCATTTTGACTAGCCCATTCAGCGAATTTTTCGCTTTCAGTAACCGCCTCTTCAAGACTCTTAACTTGACCGAAGAGCTTAGGGATGTAAGAGGAAACATCATTCATTTCACTCTCTTGCTTCTCTGCTACTACTTTTCCTGATTCCTTAATACAAAGTTTAGAGCTTAGAGTATTTAGAGTAAGGATCTTAGAGGTCTTACCTTTAAACTTCTCTTCAAGATAAGCAATTACTTTATAACGATTATAGTAACAAATGTCAAGATCAACGTCAGGAAATAGAGAACCATCAAAATAGGTTACTCCATCGATGACTGTTTTCTTTGCTCTGGCTTTTGAGATGAAACGCTCAAAGAATAGTTCGTATTTAATGGGATCAATTTTAGTTACATCAATGAGAAATAAGAGAAGAGAGCCAGCGCAAGATCCTCTCCCCGGTCCAGTTGGAATATTATTCTCTCTGCAATAATTAATAACATCCCAAATAAGGATGATATAGTCAATGAACTCTAACTCTTGAAGAATTTGTAGTTCGTAATTAACACGATCAATGTATCTCTTGTAAAGATTACTTCCTTTTTCAAGGTTGAGTTTATAAAATCCTTCTCTAGCTAGACTTCTTAAAAAGTCATAATTAGAAGTCGAATCGGGCAGCTTAAGTCTCGTCTTGTGTCTCTGATCAATTTCAAAGACAGGCATTCTAAGTCCATGAAGCCCAAGGTCGTACTTTTGAAAGTCTTTTGAAAAATTCATACTGCGATTTGGAATTTCAGTTTGTTCCATACTTTAATATTCAAATGTAAATCGTTAAGTGCGTCGTGAAGAGTCTCGTAATCGTGTTCTATGTTATGGTCTTTCCCAAGACTTGTAAGGTTAGTTTTTACTCCTTTTCGTCTCTCATTAAGAATTCTATATTGATATTCAATGAGTTCCATTTCTTGAGAGTAAGGGATTTCATACTTGATGCCTTTTGCTAGGCAGTTAGTGTCTATAACTTTCTTTATTAAATGCTTCCATTCCATTCCATACATTTCGTAGTAGTCTTTAATAAGATAAATATCAAAGTTTAGTACGTTGTGCCCGATAATATAATCACAATTTTCTAACCATTGAGCTATCGTTTTAATAGCTTCGCTGGAATGTATGGCAATTTTATTATACTTGTACTGGTCGAAGCGAGTAATTTGAGCGGCTTCTTTACTTACATTAATTGGTTTATCCCATTTAATATAAATATCAGAAGTTTGCAGGATTTCATTTCCCTTGACTTTGATCATGCCGCATTGCCAAGGGCGATTATTTACGAAACTAAGACACAAGTTCTCTGTTTCTAAGTCAATAAAAGTATAGACTTTATCTTTGTCATAACGAAGAAGATTTTCCATCATATAGAATTCGCCTCCTTCCAGCTTTCAAAACTAAATTCGGTGCTGCACATATGTTCCAAGTTTGGCTTATTAAGAGTCGTTCTGTTATTTATGCATCTAAAAGTCAAGTACGCCTTAAAGTCTTCTCTTGTCTTGTAGTAAATGCTCTTGCAAGGAACAGTCTCGTACTGATCTGAGCAGAATTTAATTACCTTTTGTTTTACTATTTGATCGAATGGAAGATTGTTGTCTTCAATAAAGAAAGTGGGTTTTGTAAATGTCAACTCTGGGCAGCACAAAGAATAAGACATCGCGTTATTGAATAAAAACGAATCATAGAATGGAACGCACAGTTTTAGACTAGTCTCGTCCCACTCTTGTGTCAAGGTCTTTTCGTCTATTCTTGGGGTATAATAAAACCCATTTGTTGCAGCGATACTAAATATTTTAATCAGCTTCTTATATCCATCGCCATTTTTAGCAAAGATTATTATTTTGCTGCATTTCTTTAAAGACTCTTCAGTCTTTTCGTTGATATCTGGACAAAGTTCCAGTCTAAGACCATAGAAGAATGGAACCTTAATAGAGTTAAAGTTCTTAAACGCATCAAGAAAAGAACTCATATTCTCCTCTACAAGAAAAACTTGATCTAGTTTATTTTCTTTAACGATATCTACTATGGAAGATGAACCTTCTTTAGAAGAAGAACCAGCTTTATCTAGGGTTAAGATTGATTTGCCAATGCTGTAATGGCTTTTAAAAAGAGGTAATATTTTCATAAATAAGAGTTATTTCCATCTGGGGCAACCTTCATACTTAAACTTTTTGATGACTTGAGTCTCGTCTTTCTTCGCTACTTTAGCTTCTTCTGCTGTAAAAAAGCTCTTTACGAAATTATTGTCCTTATCGTAAATAGAATAGAACCACATCTCATTCTTGAAAGGGCAAACCCAAGTAGCTCCTGCTTGACATAACCACCTGCTTTTTACATTGTCTGCGGCAAAGTTTTGCTTTCCATCTTGTTCGGAGAAATTAGTAACTTTGTCATAAACATGTTTAAGATAAACTTCAAATCCAGATAATTCATCATCAGTAAATTTTACCGGCTGAACAGGTTCTTTAGGAAATCTGAGAAATACAAATTCTACTTCTGGCTCGTATTCGGGCCAATAAATTTTAGAAGCAATAGAGTATAGCATGGCCTGTACATTGGCTGTCAACTCTTCTCCTTTGAATTTTGCCTTGCTGGACTTGTAATCTCTAATCTTGCTCTTCTTTTCTTTCTTATAAAGGATGGGAAGGTCAATGAATCCTCTAGCCTTGTAGCCATCTCTTTCGATTTTAAATTCGAACTCTGGGTCTTGAATGTTGCCGCCTTTAGGGAAGAAATCGCTCTTAAGACCGACAAGAATCATTTTATTGATTAGAGCTATATCTTCAGGAGTATTGATTCCCTCTCTTGTGGCGTGTTTTATTACTAACTTGCCTACTGGAACGCAGGAAAGCGGATCGCCAGAGGCAATAATTTCCTTGTAAATCTTCTTGTGACGAGGATTAAGAAGCAATTCAAATACTAAGTGGCAAATTGTGCCGCGCTTGGCTCCTGAATTAGACTTCTCAGGAATGTTTAAATGATACTTACAATAATAAGACCATGAACAAGTTTCGAGAGCTTTGATTCTGGATGCAGATAGGTAGACTTCTTTCTTATCCATTGAATTCCTTCATATATAAGTCTATCTCATTTTTGCTCATTAATCCAAAATCTTTTTTGGGAGGCAGCTTTATCTTGACTTGATTCTCGTCGAAGAACATCAAGAGTTTAGATTTTGCTTTTTTCGCCGCTTCATTACCAGCAGAATTATTAAAAGAATCATTATTAAAAGCAATAACCACTTCTTGGACAGAGTTCTCTAATAGAAATTTTGTGATCTTGGGAGAGATTGCCAATCCAAAAGTAATAATCACATTCTTGTAGCCAGCTTGCCATAAAGCCAACATATCTCCAATACTCTCAATCAAGAAAACTCTTCCGCTTTCAGATATAGCATTTTTACTAAAAAAAGCTGGATAGACCCACTCCTTTTTAGTTCCAAGGTGTTTCCATTTAATGAAATCAGGTCTTTTTGAATCAACTAGTGACCTGCCGCTAAATCCTACAATTTTGCCAGATGGATTATAAATAGGGAACACATAACGATTAATCATGTTTCCTTTTTTAGCTATTCCACCTTTAAACTCTGCTACGATCTCTTCTTTGACTCCTCTATTAAGCCAGTATCCATGATTTTTTTCAAGGCTGACGAGCATCGATTCATCGTAAACCTTTACTTGATTGATGGTATTTTTTTCTTGATTTACAATAATGCCCGTGAAGTTAAACTTCTCGGCAAGCATCTTGTCTGCATAATCTAGATCGTTTAGATTAAGTGTGATTTGAACTAATTCACTTAACTTACCCCCTCGACATAGTTTATAGTCATACCAATAACCAGTATTTTTATTGATTGCTAGAACTGTATCATTATCTGAACTCCTGTAGATTGGTCTAGTTCTGTACCAACCGCCGAAGTCTTTAAGATTTTGATAACCGATGTTTTGAAGTATTTCTTTTATATCGCTCATAACAAAGTGCCGTCATTGGGATTAGCATCATTCAACGAGAATGTTTGACGCTCTCTCTCAATGATATCGCCCAAGGAACCTCTCTCTTCTACACTGAAATTGTTGATCTGAAAGTTGATAAAGTTCTGAACATATTTTTCATCACCATGTTCATTCCTTCTTCTAAGAAGATCTTGATGCCCAGCGGCATCTTTGCCTTGGAATCGACTCTTCAAAGTTATCAACTTATGAGTCCCAAAGTCTGGCGTATCACGCTCTATTTCGTCAAGAGTTTTTCTTCGGAAAATTCCTACAAAGCTTGAGAACCATTGGAGTCGATCAGATAGAGCTATTGCCGAGCTATCATCAGTTACATCTCCAGCATTTCTATTAAAATTTTCACCAGATCTATTCATTTGCATGGCAGTGAATAGCGGAGCATTAATTTCTTCTGAAATCTTTTTAAGTTTATCGATCTTTTCACCGATAGCTTGATGCTCTGCCCAGTTTTGGCCTACCTTTTCTCCGGTAAGTTTAACATAATCATAGCAAATAAGAGCAGGGTTTCCTCTTCCAACTTTGCTATAATACCATCTACGAATAAAAGAAACAATCTCATCAATACCTTTATTACCAACACAATGATGAGTATAATTATATTTACTGAATTCTTTTAAGAAGCCCCTGACTTTATTGACCATTTCAGGATTTTTGCGCCAGTTTCCTGTGTCAATATACCAGAAAGGAACACCAGTCTTCGCTGCCGCAATACGAAGCTTAACATCTTGCGAGAACATTTCAGTATCAAGATAAAGAACACTAACTTTCTTGTTCTTTAAATAAGCTCCAAGAGACATCTCAACCAAGAACGAACTTTTGCCTTGGCCGGGACGACTAACGATTGCGTAGACATTGCCATTTCTCAAGCCGCCATAAAGCCTTGCGAATTCTGGATAATGCAAATCTATACCTGCTTCATCTTGAGGGTTGTTACCTTTTTCTTCTATGAACGCTTCTATGTCGTCAAAGATGTTTCTAATTTCTTCAGTGGCATCAAAAGAATTAATCTTTTCGCCGTATATAGAATCTACTTCAGCTATTATTTGATTAGCATTTTTCTCAGGATTGGTGGAAACGGTTTCTATTATTCTTTGTGCCATGCCTTTTATGTCTCGGCGAATAGAAAACTGTTTTAACTCTTGAGCGTATTTAATAGCAGAATCTTTATTTGAAACTGTTAAAGAAAGACAATCAATATAATCATATATATCAAGATCTTCTTGGAAAGAAATACCAAGATTCTGAATTTTCTGAGCCAGAATGACTTTATCCACTTTTTCTTTAGCATTACATATCTGGCGAATTATTGAGTAAATTGTACCATTTACATCATTTGTAAAATCAATCTCTGATATAAAGTGATCTATATCATAAAATGATTCTGAATTTTTAATGAGCGAACCAAGCAAAGATTGCTCTACTTTAATAGAGGAAAGTTTCATTTAACTAAAAAGAGTCATTTACTAGCGGGGCCATCTTCATCTTCACCATCTTCATTTTCTTGATCAGAAGCAATAATATTATGAATTGTATTTTCTAAATTGATTTGTTCAACAGCACTAAGCCAATTATTAATATAATAATGCATAGCCATTGCGTTCTGTGCATTATCGAATTTAGACCTTACTTCTGGCATTCCCTTTTTGTCAAAGGTAAACAATAGAAACCCTCCCTGCGAGCATTCATCTATTTGTGATAGAATGCTTTCTGGAAAATGGAATTCTTTATTTTTTGCCACAGAGTATATTACACTAACGATATCTTGAATGTATAATTTATATAATCGTAGGTCAATTTATTTAAATCAGAAGTCTCTAATTCTATTAACTGAAAGCCATTCTTTTCTAACCATATAGACTTCTTGTAATCTCTTTTTATAGAGTTAAGATAATTCAATCTAGAATTATTGTGAAAGAATTTATTAAAAGAAGAGTGTTGATCTCCATTGACTTCTATCGCTATTTTGCGAGATGCATTAATAAAGTCAACCTTCATTCTACTACCAAAAACCGGGAACTCTTCGTAACAAACGTGACTTTTCCAAAATGGTTTCAGGAATTGTTTAACCTGAAACTGAATCTTAGAACGAGACTGTTTATCCCAATCTATTAAAAATTGAGAAACATTTTTGTTAACTATTCTGCCAGTTACAGAATATAACTTCATTTTGATTGAACAGCTTTCAGCTTACTAAAGAGATACTTGGTGGCTTGTTCGTTTTCTTCAAGCCATTTTCTGAAGTTTTCTCTTCCTTGGTGCTGTTTAGGGATTTCAATTTCAACAGTCTTAAGTTCTTCAATCAAAGAGTCATCAACGGTAATCCAAGCTCCCTTTGCAACAACAAGATCCCACATGAGCAAGCAATCAAGAATCTCATATTCAACCCAGATGCCAGAAGGCTTCTTACCAAATTTAATAGGATACTGAATAATATTTTTGCGAGTTGCTTCGCTGGTAGACTTTTGAATCATTACCTTGGAATATTTTCCAATCGATTTGGTCTTGCCATCATTCATCTTTCCTGATGGGTTGTCAAGGATGTAGTCGCCCATTGCGGTTGGGCTGTACTCTAGGATAAAGTCGGCCCAATGCAAGAGCGCATTTCCGCCGCTGAACATCCCGCCTCTGGGAGCATTCTTAGCATAAGGATCGATTTTAATTTCAGAAGTAATTTGACTAATAGCAATCATTAGATGTCCATGCTTGAACATTCCAATGCTTAGTGACTGCAATAGCTTCTTACTAATTACTTGAGTTCCAGCGACCTTGCTTGCGTCTGCTGGGCTTGTGTCTTTGTCTCTCTTTAAAATAAGACCATCCATTGAATCAATCACGAAGCAATAACGATGATCTTCTTGATTATTAAGGACAAGATCTTTAATAACATCAATTACTAAATCATATACATTTGATTCAAGAATGAAAACTGACCCATCAGTCCATTCTGAAGCGTCAGTAACGAACTTCATTCCGCAGCGTTCTCTATTTTCTTTAGAAAGACGGCCCTCTGCCAAGACCCAGACTACTCTGCTTTTTGGAATCTCAGAAAGGAAGTTTCTGCAAATCTCCAACGCTTGAGGAGTTTTGCCTTCATTGTTTGGTCCGCAAAGACGAATAAGAGAAGGGGTAATTCCGCCACCTACTGCTGCGTCTAAGAGTAGGCTTCCCGTAGAGATCTTCCAGCTTACTGCTTCTTCGAAATTAAAATGATCATCTTTATGATCTTTATTATTTAGAATAGCTTGGAGTCTGCTTGAGGCTCCAACTGCTGAGATTTTTTCTTCAGGCTGCTGTGTTTTCGGGGGTCGGGCCATAATTAAGAAATTCTTTTAAAGTTCTGGGCTTCTTGACGATTTGAATGTCTTCGCCCACTTTGCTGTTCTCTTCATTATAGCTGATTGCAGTCTTTGAGTCAAAGCTTTCTTTGAGCTTTTCTTTCGACCGCTTCAAGTCCTTTTGCTGAAGAAAAAGTGAGTATCTTTCTTTTAAAGTCTCTAGAATTTCTTTATTCTGTAAGAAAGCAAGATTAGAAACTAAAGGGTAAGGCTCTACCCATTCCCAAAACCCATGTTCTGGAAATTTTTTTAAAAGCCTAGTGGCGACTTTTATGTCCCTAGGCCAATTTTGCTCTTCTTTTCTTACGAATTTTTCTACAATGGTTTGTTGAATTGACATTAAAATTGATTGAGATCAGATGCTACCATGTCTTTTACTAATTGATGAAAAGAGTACTTTGGATTCCAGTCTAATTCTTTGCGAGCCTTGGAAGAGTCTCCAAGAAGTAGTTCTACCTCTGCTGGACGGAAAAATTTTGGATCTATTCGAATCAAAACAGAAGACGCTGCATCGTTGCGTATGGCATATTCAGTTGATAAAGAATATTCTTCATTTGTTCCTTGCCCATGCCAAAAACCTTCTATACCAACTTCTTTAAATGCTAGTTCAATAAATTCTCTAATAGTATGAGTTTCGTTGCTTGATAAAACGTATTCATTTGGTTTTTCTTGATTGAGCATTTTCCAGACTCCATCTACGAAATCAATTGCGTGACTCCAGTCTCTTTTTGCGTCAACATTTCCCAAACAAATAGGATCAAAAGATTCTCTTCTTTTAATAGCCTTTATTATTCTGGCTACTTCTTTAGTAATTTTTCGAGTAACAAACTCTTCTCCTCTTCTTGGTGATTCATGATTAAAAAGATAACCTTGAATTGCAAAAAGATTATAAGATTCACGATATACTTTAACTAAATGCCTTGCCGCAGCTTTTGCCGCTCCATAGGGAGACCTTGGAGAAAGAGGGTGTTTCTCATCTTGAGGCGCATATTTTACATCTCCAAACTCTTCAGAGCTTCCAGCGTTATAAAATCGACAACTTGGAGAGTACTTACGCACGGCTTCAAGACATCTTAGCACACCCATAGCCCCAGCGTCAAATGTTTGTTCAGGAATTTGCCAGCTTGAACCAACAAAAGATTGCGCGGCAAAATTAATAAAGTAATCAGGTTTAATTTCTCTAACCGCATTGTCAATTGATTGAGAATCAGAAAGATCAAAGGTGACAAGCTTAAATCGATTATTGCAAAGATGCTTAGAAAAATTAGAATAGTTAGGCTTAGACAGTCTTCTTACTGCTCCAAAAATATTATAATTAGTCTTCTCAAGCAAGTAGTCAACCATGTAAGACCCATCTTGTCCAGTAATTCCTGTAATAATTACGTTTTTCATTATTCTGTATGTATTATAGGTTGTGGAATATTATTTTTTATAAAAAAGCTTTTATCTATTTCAAGCTTGTTAGTTTCATAATTCCATTTGTAGGAGCAATGTCCAAAATGTTTATTTTGATATTCTACTTTAAGTTTTCCATTTGAATGTAGCCAAGTCATGTGTCTAACATGAGCATAGTACTTTGGAATTTTTTGATTTACTAAATACTTATAGTTAAGCTCATCCCTTCCGTTGCTGTAAATAATATCATTATCCCAGTAAAATTTAACAAGTTTTAATCCTCTAGAATTAAAAAATATCCTTGGGGGGCAGAAATCATCTATCCATTGCTTGCCATCTAAGATGTAATTTTTAAAATTGATGCTGTACCATTGATTAAACTTATCGTTTGAAATATAAGAGATTATTGATTTTATCTCTTGTATTGAATAATACTCATCGCTAAGATCTAATAACCAAACGCAATCAACATTGTCAGATAACAATGGAAATAAAGCTAAATTTCTAGCATCAGACTCTATAAGAGCTTCATTGGGAGCATTAAAATATTGAATTAAACCTTTGTCTTTTAGATTATTAAAGTAATTTATTGTTTTTGAATTATCAATGTTAATGTTTAAATCCTTGTACTCTTTAAACATGCACGAAACAAAAGAAAAGATAATCTCGCATTCTTTCGCCGCTTCAAACCAAGGACTTAACCTGTTTTCTAAGTCGTCAATGCAATCATACCCACATCCTAGGATACCTATCTTCATAAACTTTAAGCTTTAATTAAAAAATGATATGCTTTTTCTGCATCTTTCGCAGTAGATGGCTGATATTTTCTACTATTTTCTGGTTCATTATTTAAATATGGGACACTGATCCATTTACCGCTTTCTTTAACTCTCCTATAAGCCGCTGCACAATAGCCATCTCCCTCGGTATAAGCAGTGTCATCAACACAACAAATGCCATTTTCTGATAGAACAGAATGAGCTAGTTCGATATCTTCAAAACACGCCCAGTCATAATGAAGGCCATCAACGAAAACAAATGAAAATTTATGGTTTTCAATTAAATGATTTTTAAGCCTTGCGTCTTGAGACATCGCTCTATAATGAATAAAGTTTTGATACTTACTCGTTTCATTGATAAAGAAATTAAAGACTTTTTGATCGCCTTCTTGCTGTCCATTGTAAGGGTCTACGCTTATAATTTTTTTACTATATATTGAAGCTAGTTCTAGGAGTGGGACTGTTGTGGTTCCGTATCTGGAGCCTATTTCTAATATATCGCCTTCTATATTTTCCATTGCTAACTTAGCTACATTTAGCATGGTGATTGTTTGATACTGAGAAGCAAGCCAGCTACTTGGGTTTCCTAGATCTTTAGAGATGCTCCAAGCATAAGTTAGATGAATTAGCTTTGCTATTTCTTTGGATATATTTTCTTTTGTCATATTCTGTTTATAAAATCGTTATATTGTTTTTCCCATCCTATATGCTCAACAATGCTATTGTCAGTGAAGCTAAAAATATTTTCTTGATTTAGTAAATATTTTGCGGCTATCTCATAAGCCATTTCTACATGAGGATGTATTCTTTCAAAGTTTTTCAATACAAAATTAGAGACATAAATCATGTCTCTTGAGCGAAGCATTGCCGGATTAAAACTCCATTCTTTTTTTGCTAAATAGAAACCATCTCTTTTTTCTCCAGATAGTCTTTGAACAATGTCTGGTTGATCTACTCTAGAATATCTATGATAAATAATGCTTGAATTATTTTCTAAGATACGAATAGAATTATCAAGAAGAAAATCTAATTCATTTGTATGAAACACCCAGTCATTTTCTAAATGAAACACAAATTGATGGCTTTTAACTAATTCATGGTTATAGCACTTCGCCATGTCTTTGATAAGTCCATGAGCATGACTTTCGTGATCATTCTTCCAATGTTCTGTAGTGGAAATAACATGAAACCCTAGAGACTTGAAAAAACTAATTTTTTCAGCAGCTATATTTTCATCTCCGGGAATTATTTTTATATGCGCTAGTTTGTCTGCCTTGTGAAATAATTGAGATTTTTTAAAAGTATCTTTTAGACTTACTATGTCTACATCGTTTAGATTATAATGTTGTCTTGTGCTTGTTAGGAATACAATGCTGAACATAAATTTACATTTTCATTCCGCAGAACCATACGCATTCGTTAAAAATCTCTTTGTGAATATTAATAATGCTGTTATCTGTACAAGCTTGCTTTATATCGTCTAATTTAGTTTCCCAAGAAAACCACCTTCCTTCTGATTTTGCTTGTTCAAATTGCTGTTCATTTTCAAAAAAATCATGAGACATAATGATATCTCCTCTCTTTAGAAATTTTGAGTAGATATTAAATTCTTTTACTTTATCTCCATTATCGCAAAGCAATAAAGTCCTGCCTTGTTTTTGAATTAAATTTCCAACTTCAGAAATGCACTTTCCATTTGTTAAAACGTCATATTGAAAAAATTTACCGCCGAGAGCTTCGATTAAATTAATAGAAGTTTGATCTCTGACAGTATTATCAAAGGTGAAAAATTCTTTTGGAGTTTTATGGTGAGTATTGTTTTTATACAAGACAGGTTCGTTTGTATTTTTGCAAGAAGCTGGCATCTTGCTTAAATAGCAGTATAATGCTAATAAAGTTGATAGTCCTCCATCATGGGTTCCAAGCTCAATAATTGTAGAAAAATTATAATCTAACAAAAGTTGGTTGATTGCTCTTGGTGCATTTGGGTGTTGTTGCATGAAGCAACCAAAAAATGGCAAATGCATATTGCTAATACATTTTTTTTCTTGATTTGTCATATGTCTAAATGATGCTTTTTGATTTCTATTTTAGAAAAATCAATTTTATTATCTATCTCTTTTCCTGCGCGATTCGACCAAACGGGTTGCCAGAAATCATTTTGTTTAATCCTTTGATCTTTATCTATAGCCCAATAATGGAACACATAGGGCGTTTGTCCTTCTCTAAGATCTTCAATTAAATTATTAAACATCAAAGTCTTAACAAGATTTCCAGAGACATCTATCAATTCACAAGTGTCGCTTTTGTCTGTATCTATCTTTCCATCTTGTTTTTTAGCAAAATTTACTATTCCACGATATAAGCCATCTTTGTGCATGTACCATTTGTAGCCTATGTCTTTATAGTGGTAAATGTCACCGCATAGATTAATGCTTGGAATTAAATAAGCAGAAGCTTCTGATTGAGATAATAAGTAATTAGCAACCCTGCGCCATAGATTTTTTTGATAAAGAGGAAACCTTTCGTCTATATCGCAAGAAATTTTTATATCTCCAGATGTATGTTGCAGCGCAAAGTTTTTAATTTTACCATCAAATGCCAAATCAGAATAATCAAAAGCGCATTGACAAAGGATGACGTTAGAAATGCCTTTTTCTTCTAGAAATTTACTGACAGTTTCAAACGTTTCATCTTCTGATTTATTAATAGCAATAACGACCTCATCCATAAACTGTGAATAGTTTAGGATAGACTTTTGCCAGTCGAATCCCATCTTAATGAGATTAAACGCAGAGGTATAAGAAGAAAATTTCATTTAACCACAATAGGGAGATTCCCTAGTTTATTATTTATTCTTTTGCAAAGCAATTGCTTTGGAGAATGATTATCATAAAATCTTAATGGTAAAAAAGATTTAGAAAACTCTTGCTGATAGACTTTTTCTACATCTCTGCCCCAATCGTCTAAGAGCATGTAATCGATTTCAAGATCTAAAGTTAATTGAATATCATTTCTAACACAATCTTCCCAATGGTCTCCATCAATAAAAATAAAATCAAATTTTTGATCTTTAATTTTATCTTTTACTTTTCTGCTGTCTTCATTTATAAAAGTAAACCTATTAGGAAATGATTTTTTTAAATGGTCAACAGCTTTAAACGTCCAAGATTTGTCTGGATATGGAGTTCCATGAATTTGACAATGAATCAAATCGCTTCTATGGTAAACTGGATCTACAGATGTTACGTTTGCATTTGTATGCAGTAGCCAATTTAGAGCAGACCCTCCTTCAAAAAATCCTATTTCAAGAATATTTTTAGGGTTGCAAAATTGAAGAATATCTCTAGTTACAAGAGCAAGCTCAGAATAGTTTTGCATTGGTTGAATCTGCTTGCCTTCGACAATATAATTAAAAAATTCTTCTGGCTTAACAGCTTTTAGTTTGCTCATAGATAAAATCCTTTGTTTGCTTTTATCGATTTTAGATCTTCATTTAAAATTTTCTTTCTATAAAAATCTTTTAAAATGCCCTCTGAATTAATAAACTCTTTAAACTTTTGGTCTGTCGATACAGACTGTTTAGCGTAATTAATAAAAGAATCGGCGGTGAATTCTAATCCTATAGAATAACAATACATTCTAAATTGTTTTCTATTCTCCTCGGCTCTTCGGAAGCCTTCTTGATCATTCTCTCTTCCTAGGAGCAGATGATTACTTCTTCCGTATACATAATAGTATTTAAAAAAATGATCAATATAATAAGACTCATCTCTTTCTGGATCGTCTTCTCCATCTCTTAGTCTCCAAGTATGTTCTTTTTTATTTTCGTCAAAGAATTGAGATAGGTCAACAGCTTGGCTTCTGGCTCCAATTAGTCCCCAGTGCGGAGAACCATGAAAATACATGTCGTCATAATATTCAAAAGCGAAGCCTTTGCCATAATTATATATAGACTTGATATTTGATTGTTTAGCTTTTTGAATTAGATCTTTGATTCCTGAAACCCATTCAGGATTAAACCTCTCTCTAGAGTCTCTAAGAACGAGCCAATCGCCAATCTTAAGCGGTCCTTGGCGCAAAAATTCATTCATTTGAAAGTCATGATCGTTAGTCCATTTTCGATAGACGACTTGACCACAGCCCTTTCTTTCCTCTAGAAGTTCTTTAGTTCCGTCTGTAGAACCGCCATCGACATAAATCAAACCGTCAAAAGCTTTGTAACAGTCTCTTGTTAAATCATCTATATTTTTCTTTTGATTTTGTGTGATTCCACAAAGATAGACTTTCATTCACTCATTATATCTATCCCTAAAGAATCTTTCCAACATAAAAAAGAATTATTTTTATGACCTTCTGGAATTGTGCCATTAATCCAAGTGCTGTTTAAAATAGAATTCCATTCTTGATCTGTTAGTTTTACGTTTGGAAAATCTATTCTTTTCTTTATAGGGATATCAATAAACACTTCTTTCGTGTCCGTGTATTGTGTTAATCTACCGCCGCAAGGGTATTCGCGTATTGAAATTTTACCATTATCAGCAAATAGTAATTTAGTAACAAAGAATTTTAAATTATTTTCTTTGTAGAAATTCTGAACTGCTTCTTCTGTCCATAACTCATTTGCAAAAGGACCGGGGCCACCTTTTGAATTTGGAATAGAGTTATAAAACTTTTTGCTAGTTAAATGAGCCCTTTCTGAATATCGCCCATTACCTTGGTTGCCAGCAAGATCAACATGACCAGCAATTTTATTTTGTTCTAATGCTTCTTTATAGCTATTAAGTTCTTCTATAGTGAAGTCTCTAACCATAAACTGATCGCATTGTACATAAACTACATAATTATTATCAAGATTAAAGTCATTAAAAAGCTCTCTTGTGCCTAAACCGCAACCAGAATTTTTTTTCCTTAAGATGAGTTTGTCAATTAATCCTTGATTGAAAAAAGAAAAAATGGCAGCGTGGTCTTCGCCGCCATTATTTAGTAATACCACTTCGTGATTAAACTTAGTAAACTGCTTGATTGATTTTAAACAAAGTTCAGTTTCTTTAGGCCGATTGTAATTTAATACTAAAAAGGAAAGCATTATTTACTTCTTTCAATGATATTATCAAGTTTTGCTTCTATTTTATCAAATCTAGCGTTAATATGCTCTGAGAATTTATTAAGATCTTCTTTATTGACGTATTCTTTAGGAAGAGAGATTTCAACACCATAGATTTTTCGTTCAAGATCTGAAATTTTATCTTGTTGTTTATCTATTGCATCAAAGTTTCTTTTAAATACCCAAGCAGCTAAGAAACTAAGAATAGATAATGCTATATTAAATAAAGTTTGCCAATCCATAGTTGCTCCTGTTGTTGGATTCATATTCGTTAGTTGTAATAAAAAAGCGACTCTCTTGTAACAGAAAGTCGCTATAGTTCAGCGCACTACGTTTTTTCCGCTGTTTTGCTTTTGTTTTGCCTCTATCTTTTTGGAAAAATCGACCTTAATGTGCATACAATATTCTACACCTTAGAAATACTGTATGAACAAAAAAGGTTGAAAATTTTAAAGACTAACTGGCTCACATTTTCCACCAGCGCAAGCAGCTTCTTGAGTGTGACTTGTTTCGTCTTCGTCCTCAATAAGCTTGGTGAAATCAACGCAAGACCACTCTTCCTGAAGCTTCTTGAACTTGGCTTCATCTTCAGGCGTTACAATTGCTTCCATTGGAGCTTGCTGATAAATCTTATCTCCAGAATAAGGCAATAAAGAAACAGCAGTAAAATACTCTTGGTTCTTGTAAAGGTACTCTGTAACGGTCTTCCATTCGTCATCTTTAACGATAACTGTGCAGCTAACTGAATGGTTTAAGGGTTTCTTATTGGCTTCGGTTGTCCCGCAGTTTACCCAATTAGTTTGAGTCAATTTAATAAGTTCCAAATGCTCAACAGCATTAAGTTCAGATTTAATCTTGACATTCTTACCTACTTCAATAGGGAATGAGATAACATCGTCTACCTTGTTTGCGCTCCAAACGCTCTCTTCGCAAGCGTGTTCGTTAAACATCTTAAAGAACTTATAGACGTTATCTTCTTTATTGACCTGAATTCGGCGGAAGTACTTGCGAGCATGATGGGGGTGAATTCCAGAAGCAGCAGACAATACAATTGAATTAGTACCTTCTGGCTTGATGCAGGTCACTCTAGAAGCCTGATTGATGCCAATCTTCTTAGCCCATTCGATATTAGTATTAACTGATACCTTGGCGGCTTCTCTTTGATACTCTGGATTAAAAAGGACTTCTGGATTGTCCATCATTCCCGTAATAGAAACGCCAAGCAAAGCCTCTTGCTCTGTTAGCTCCTCTGAAGTATGACCAAGATAAGGGAATGTGGTATAGGCAGCTTGCAGCGTACCGATCAAAGAAGCAGCCCAAGAAGCATTTTTAAAATCTTCTAGAGACTCAACTTTAGCTCCATTAATAGAAGTAAGGTTACAGAATTGGAATCCGCAACGCCCATCTTTAGTAATAGGAATAAAAGAAATCTCAAAGCAAGGATTCAAAAGCTGATTCTCATCAACAACGTACAAGAATCCCGGCTCGCCAAACTCTTTGGTCTTATTAATAAGGGTTTCAAACTCTTCATAAGAAGTTTTGCCGCGAATAATAATGGCAGAGTTATTTGATCTAGCTCTCTGAGGATTGTCAAGGAACCAATTTCCAGTCTTGGCGTTCATCATGTCCTTGTCTTGAGCGTCAAAGATAACGCTGCAAGCAGAACGGCGAATACCACCTGACAACACTGCATCGGCGCAATGCATCAAAATATCATAAGCATTAACGGTCTTAAGGCGAGTTTGATTGCTGTCTTCAATGATGGTGTCAAGCAAGAGCTTAACCTTGAAATGGCAGTTCTTAAGCCCCTTGTAACCGGGAGCTTTACCGCCGCCGGTCTTGAGTTTCGCACCTTTTGGACGAATTTTGCTATAATCAAATACAATCTTACGCCCAGAATAAGCAGTGTTCTTGAAATAGCAATTTAATAGGGCTTCAATAGAGTCGCCCCAACCTTCAATATTATCAGTTACAGTATAAGTGATTACCGCTCCCGTCTTATCTTTAGCGTTAACGAGATCAGGGAGTCGATTGAGGAACTTATCAGTGATACCAAATCCAACACCAGTACCACAAAGAAGAGTATAAAAGGACTCAGCAAAAGAACGAATAGAATCAATATGACGTACAGCGCAGTTAAAGATTCTTCCATTATGAGCTTCAACAGCCTTACCGCCGAATTGCATGCTCCGCATTGAAGGAGTAACTTTCCTTTCTCTAACCAAGTCGAAAGCTTTTGAGATTTCATATTTGTCTTCTTTTGGTAGGTGCTTGAATTTCTTCAAGTGCATGGTCTCGACTCTTGTAACAGTCTCGTCCCATGTTTCTCTACGCTTCTTCTTTTCATCATATTTTGCGTATTTTGTTACGAACGTAAAGTTCGCCATTTCATCTAGGAAGTTAATAGCCTTGCTCATATTAGGATAATAAATTACACCGACAGGAAGCTGATTTGGGAAATCAAAAATTACAGTGCGACTCTGTTCGTGTGCTTTGCGCCACGACGCTTCTTGGAATACTCTTTTTGAGCCTTGTCTTTAACGGGGTCTACTCCTCTTTCTTTTTCTCTTTTTTCAGAAAGATCTTTCGAAGCATCCCACATTTCGCCAAGATTATAATTCTTTCTCTTAGTCTTTTCAACAAAATCTCGCTCAGAGTTCGCATCTATATGTGTATCTACACTTACATTAGGAGAGATGAAAATTCTTTGCCACTTGACTCCGCCCTCAGAATACACTTTCTCTGCGTCAATGCCAAGAAAAACTTCTTTGTATTCTTTCGTTTTAGGATTTTGAAAAATGTAAACTGGCATATTAGAAAAGAGAGAGAATCTGCTCTACGGTCTTTTTGACGGTGAACTGGTCTTGCAACTTCAAACCTTCTTGGTTTATTTTGCTTTGCTTAACTCTGGCGATAGCTTTTTCGCAACCTTCAATAAAAGCTTCTTCAGACCATTCAAAAATATTTCCTTGATTAAATTCTTGCCCTTGATGAAAGAACATTCCATCATAAGCAGGAATTTTGCTTGAAGGATTTATTAGAACTGAATTTTTATCATTAGCCCAAGCAGTGTAAGCGTGGGCGTTAACAATTACAGAATGCTTGCCAATTGCGACAGACTGAAATTCTGGCAATGCCCAGCCTTCGCCGCCAGAAGCACCAAGGATAACGTCTGCTGAATTTAGAAATTCATTATAAAGATTAACCTGAGCCATGTGACCAAAGAAACTAACATTGAAGAATTTCTTTCCTTCAACTGCCATGTTAATTAGTTTGGTGTTATCTTCTTGGGATAGAAAGTTATTATAAAGAGCGCACTGCAAAGAGTAACTGCTATTATTAGCATACTTATTGATCCATGCGCGAATAGCTTTTACATGGTGCTTGCGCTTCTCAAACTTGCCACAGAGATTAAACGTAATTCTTCCATCATTAAAATACGTCTTGTTTGTAGCTTTAAAATTCTTTGCATCAAAGAACAGGGGTAAATAAGAAGTATTACCTACCCCATGTTCATTGAATACCTTCACAGAATAAGGAGAGGAAACTAATACCTTGTCATTATTTTTTAAGATATTAATTTCAGTCTGAGTGAGGGCATCAAGTTCGTGAAAAGTAAGAAGGAACTGCCTGTCACTATAAGACTCAAGGGAACCATTAATATGCCATAGTTTAAAAACTGGATCTTTTCTTGAATGATATCGAAGACCTTTCTTCAAACAAGAATTAAACCAATTCTTAAAATCTTCCGAAACCTCCTCCTGCCCAAAGTCAGGATTGCCAATCATAAACAATGATGGCTCCAGCTTCAAGGAATAAATCTCCTTGAGAAGCTGAATTGAGACCTGACCAAAGCTGGTCGTGTTTACTGGAAGATGTAAGGCAAATTTCATGTTAGATCAAATCATCATCTGCGCTGACTTGGCTGACTGCGGCCTTTACAAGAGGCTTAACTACTGCGCGAGGAGCGGCCTTTGCTGCTGGAGCAGGAGTGGGAGCGCCTTGAGTTCCAGTGAGGGTTTCGTACTGAGCCTTCTCCATAAAAATCTGAAAGTCAGGAGAGCCGTCGTTCTTCTTCTTGTTGTTCGGGAAAACAATGATCTTAACTTCGTCAAAGTTATCCTTGATATCCTTAAGGCGGAATTTACCAGTTAGATACTCAGAACCACTAGAACCTTTACGGCTCCAAAGTGCGCCAAGTTCGCGTCGAATTGTATTACTTTCAGTATTGTTAGTATTAGGAGTAGGCATAATATATGCAATAAAATACTAGCCTATACATCCCGAAAAGTAAAGTCTATTTACACAAAATCTTGCATTTCTTTGCTCTCGATTTTTGTCTTTAAAAACTCTAAAGCTTTCTTGTGCAAAGTGATTGCTGTTTGATATGTGACTCCAAGTTCTTTGGATATATTCTTCCATTTGCGAGAAGATTTGTCCCCATAGTATCTCAGCATGATTATTTTCTCCAACCTCTTGTCTTTCATCTGAGAAAGAAGATTAAAAACAAACTCCTTCTTTTCTTCAAAATCATTAATCTCTTGGCATAAATTTGCTGCTATGTTTTTCTGATTTTCATCATCAAGAGAAATCGCCCACTTGTGTTTAGTAATATTTGTTAAACATTTGTATTTAACATGGTTAGCAAGCCAAGTCGAGAACTTACTATTTTGTGTCTCGTCAAAATTAAGAGTGCATTTATAGATAATGTAATCTTTTTCACTTACAAGATCTTCTGGGCTTATTCCTCTTTCTTGAAGAATCTTATTGTATTTCTTAAAAATATCAAAACAGAGAGGCGAGTGCCTTTCTATAAGAGTTTTTAATGATTGGTTGCATTGATGAAGTTTTACCTTCGTTACAAGTTCGTTGTCAGTTGAGTCTATCATGTGCGAAAAGCTTACCTTCTTTTACGAAGATGTCAACAGTCTTTTTAACCAAAGACTTCAAATATTTTTCAGGATCTGCATGCTTCCAGCGAACAATATAATCAGAATGTTGTCTAAGAAGAGGATCGTTTCTTCTCTCATCATCATTCGCAGGATTGCAAATTGAACCGTTATCAAAAAATTTTTCAACATAAATTAAAACCCCTTTATTTTCTTCCTTTAGCCAGACCACTTCGTCAGCAGGATATTCGAAGTGTCTAATATCAGTTACACAAAAAATATCAGAGCTTTTAAAATTTTCACTCTTCTTGTATTCTTCAATCACTTCATCTAATTTTGAAATCCAATATCTTCCATTTGTTTCTTGTCTCATTTTTCTTGCATGTTCGACAAGTTCAAATCTCACTTTGTTTTTATCTTCAGAAGAGCAACTTAGAATATCAACTCCATGCTTATTAACAATAAAATCCCGCAAGTCAGATTTTAAAATGTCAGCTAGAGCAAACCTTACTACGTTCACTCCAAAGTCTTCTAAACAAAATTCCTTTAGTAATTTATAGTAAGTATCCTTACCAACAGTAGCTGCGCCAGAAATTCCTAAATACAGGTTAGACATAGTAAGTAATAGTATTTAAGAAAGGCTGGTTTGTAAAAGGAACTGCCAGCTTTATGATTTTTCTTTGAGTTAAAATAGGAAAAGGCTTGTCATCTCTAAAGAGTTAGAGATTTCAAAATAATCAAGAGTTACCCATTTCAATCCTTCGCAGTCTGTTTATCAGATTTTCAGCCTTCTTAAGAAAGCCTAGCTAATGACTAACTCTTTGTTTAAGTTCTTTGTCTTTGCGGGTGGGATTTTTCTTAGGACGAACTGCCAGCTTTTTCTTTTGAGAAAAATGAGGTTTCAGCTTTTTCAAAGTCTTCTCCTTGCGGAACGTCGCCTTTTCCCGAAATGGCGCTGGATTTCTTAGATCCAGTTGACTAGGGTCTTTTTACGGGCCTGATGTCTCTGATGCGTTCAAACTGGGATATCCCCAGTAGGCTGTTCACCCAGACAAAGAACTAACTCATCCTAGTCAGGGAGACTTGGTTTTGTCAAAAGTTTTTTCGCGCAACTCGCTGAAGATGACCAAAAGGTTCTTGATGTCCTTCTCGCTGATTGAAGCTGGGGTGCATCTTTCAGAATCGTTTTCAATGAGAGCGCAATAAGAATTAATAATTTCTGCGATAACGAAAGAAGTTTTAGGAGAAATAGTGACGTTCTGCTCGTAAGCATCAAACTTCTTAGAAAGAATCCAATAATTATTATTTTTAAACGTTGCCTTTTTTACGATTCCGTTCTTCTCAAACTCTTCAAGAGTACACAAGACGCAAGCTCTTTCAGATTCTGGATTCTCGGAAATAGTGAGTAGTTTGGTAAAATCATTCTCACAGAAACTATCATTCTGAAAATACCATTGATATAATTTAACTGAAGCATCTGCGATTGTCATACTTAATCATACAAGAATGCCAGAAAAAGCTCCAAATAAACTTGATTTTTTGCTTTTGCTGCGCGAGAATATTGTCCATGAGACTTTCTTGGCACGAATATGGATGCATGATGGCTCTTGCCGCTTCCTCTAGAAGCGAAGACCCTCACACCAAAGTTGGGGCTTGTATTCTAAACAAAGAGGGGAGGATAATTTCAACTGGCTACAACGGCCTCAAAAAAGGCTTCCCAGTCAAAGAGTGGATGAAGAAAGAGGAAAATCGTCCAAGAAAGCGAGAAATAATGATTCATGCAGAAACTAACGCTTTGTCCTTGATAAGAAGAGGAGAAGGAGAGAGTATATGCTTGACAATCTCACCTTGCTTCGCTTGCGCCAAAGACATTGTTTCTCATGAGATTCAAAGAGTGTTTTATATTAAAGAGTATGATCAGTGCAATAAGTTCAAGGAAATCTTTGATTTTTATAAAATTCATTACCAAGAACTAAAAGAAGAAAACCTTTCCAAAATTAAATCTCATTTACAATCATGGATATAGAATCAATCGTACCAGTTAAGTTCGTGAAGTTAAACAACTTAGCCATCACTCCAACTCGCCAAAAGACTGGAGATGCTGGCTATGACTTGTACGCAACTGAAAACGTGAGGATCAAGCCAATGAGCCGCGCTCTCGTTAGCACTGGTCTTTCAATTGAGGTTCCTCAAGGTTACTATGCAAGAATTGCTCCTCGCAGCGGTCTGGCAGTTAAGAATGGAATTGATGTTCTTGCTGGAGTTGTAGATTCTAGTTATCGTGGAGAAGTTAAAGTTGTTCTTATGAATCTAAGTATTGATCTTGCAAGCATGATGGGACTTACTCCAAATATTGCTGGTTCAAATTTTGATTTCAACATCAAAGCTGGAGACAGAATCGCGCAACTTATCATTGAAAAGTATCACGCTGTTGATTGGCAAGAAGTCACTCAACTTTCTTCAAGCGAAAGGACGGGCGGATTTGGAAGCACTGGCGTGTAAGAATGTCACTGTGACAACCAATTTTGTCTCAGAATGTCTCAAATAAGCAGTAAAAAGGCGGTTTTTAAAGTTGGCACAGTTTTTGCTAGAGGAAAATTCTATGATATACTATATTCAATCAAGCAATGGTCAAACTCAAAAACTAGATCTTTACAATAAAGATTCATTCGTGCTAGACAAAATGAGCAACGAATATGTTTCTGAAATTGAAGTGCCGGGTTTCAGTAAAGAAGATTTAGATATTACAGTAAAGAGAGATGAGATTGGCGATTTAGTCACAGTTAAAGCCTCTAACGCGAAGAGGAAAGCTGAAGCTTCGCTATGGATTCCTTCCGCAGCGGACGCTTCTCTTTTGAAAGCTTCTGCTGAGAACGGACTGCTTACTTTGTCGGTTCCTGTTAAGGGAGCCTATCAGCCGAAGAAAGTTAAAGTAACCTAAGTTACTCCCCGCCTTCGGGCGGGGTTTTTATTTTATGAGTTATCTAAGTTCATCAATACCAGTTCAGATTGGATACCTTGACGTTTCCTTTCTTCATAATGCAAAACCTAGGACCATGAACGAATGGATTCCTGTTGAGATATTCTCTGTGGTTTCAATACCTAAGAGATGTTTAATGTTTAATGTGATGAGTGAGTTTGGCGCACAGTTCGCAAGGGTTCCAATTCACTACTTGTCCTTTGATGCCAACCCAACTACTGATTACGAATTACATTGGTTGCAATTGTGGGATAGTTTTAGTTACTATTTCACTATTCAGAGATTTGATTATTTAAAAAATGCTTCTGCTTATATACTTTTGAAAGATAAAAGTAAACACGTTGGCAAATATTGCTTCACGATTGATTGGTGTAATGGTGATGATTATAATTTAGGTTATTCTGAGATATCTGCTGGACATAAATGCGCTCACATCTTCTGGGGAGAAGGGGGACAAATGTTCGCTCAACCAAACAACAGAATAGTTTGGAGAGATTCAGGAGCATTTATTGGTTCCCCGCTTCCTCTAGAGGCAAAAAATTGGAAACCTTTCGGACATGAGTTCTCTTGCGAAGGGCTTGCTTATAAGTGGACTGCTGGCGATGAAGAACTTATGTATTATGAGTTCAAGAATGAGCCAGAGTTAGCCAAATAAACACGATAAAATAGAATGTGTAATATAAGATGTAATTGAATATGACTGCTGAAGAGAATGAAATTTTTAGAGAAGCTATTTTACTTCAGAAAAGCACCAATTGGTGGATTAATCAAACATCTAAGATTATCCAAAAAATAGACGATCTTGAAAAACAAGATTTCTCTTTGGAAAAGGAAAATGAATTAGAGAATCTTCGCAAGAATCTAGGCACTTTTTTAGCTCGCAAGAAAATAGAAGAAAAGAAAATCGAAGATCTTCTCATTAAGATCGACAAGGTAGAAAAAAAGGAAAAGGATAAAAATGCCAAAACTAAAACGTGAAAAATTCTACATGGTAATCTCAAAGAAAAATAATTACACCTATGGAGCCTTTCCATATTCAAAGGAAGGCAAACAAGCAGCCAGAGATTACATTGAAGAAAAATCAAACAAAAATTTGCAGTTAAAAATTAAAATTAAATAATATGCCAGTACCGAACAAGCGTAAAAATGAAGATCCAAAGAAGTTCATGGGGCGTTGCATGACCGACATTCCAAAGGACGAATACCCAGACCAGAAGCAGCGTGTCGCTATCTGCCTAAATCAGAATAAGAAGAAGCCGAAGAAGTAATTCTTATTTATGAAGCTAGTTATTACTATGTCAGAAACATGTGCCTTGGCGGCAATGTTCAAGCTGGCAAAGATCAGAAACCTTGGAGCGGAAAGCTTGATTATGATTACATGTTATGGATAGACTCTGACATCATCTTCAAACCTGAAGACTTTATTAAACTTCTTCAGATGGAAGTTGATATTGCATCAGGTTTATACTTAATGACAAATGGAACTAGAGAGCCTAATCAGTTTGCGACCGTAGTAGATTGGGACGAAAAGTTTTTTGAAAAAAATGGTTACTTTAAGTTCGTTCAGAGAGAAGATATAGTAGGCCAAACAAAACCCTTCGTAGCTGACTACACTGGGTTTGGTTTTATCTTAATTAAGAAAGGCGTATTTGAGAGTTTGGATTATCCTTGGTTCCAGCCGATCTTCTTTAATATTGGTAATGCCCATGACTTCTGCATGGAAGACGTTGGCTTCTGCCTAAAAGCAAAAGAAAAAGACCACAAAGTATGGATACATCCACAAGTAATAGTGAAACACGAAAAGAAGATCCTTCTCAGTACATGAGGGATCTAAAGATTACTCGACTCTGCCTGTTGGAGAAATTTTTTAATACTGACTTAGAATTGTTAGTTGAAATCTGGAAAGGAGAAACTGAATATCAGTATTTTACTCTTGATTTCGCTTACAATTATACTTCTTGCGCCGTTATGGGATCAATAAGCGACCGAGAATCAACCCTAGGAAATTACAAAGAAATTCTTTGGGCAAAAGATCAGTTGTTTCATATAATGGATTTAGAAAAGTATCTTAGATGGGATACCTCAGAAGCAGTAATCGAAGATTTATCTGAAAAACAATGAACGTAAAGCTAGAAAATTATCTTTGCAACCGTTTCGCTCCTTTCTTTGAAGGCAAAGACCATTCGTTTGACTGTTCTGACGGCTGGTTTTTTATCTTAAATTGGGCGTTTTTGAGAGTTGAACGTTCTCTAAAATACATAAATGAAGAGAAGGCTCCAGAAGACAAGGACTCTTTCGTCGTTTTGCAAACCAAAGAAAAATTTGGGACTCTTCGGCTCTACTACGCAGGGACAGACAGCGAAGAGATTCGCACCATTGTTAGCAATGCAGAGTCTTTGAGCGGCTTTATTTGCGAAGAAACTGGAGTGTTTAATGAAACTGTAGGGAGTAATTCCAAGGGATGGATCAAAACTCTTGCTAAAGATCAAGCCGGGTTTAATACTGGATGGACTAGCAATTATGATGAAAATTTGCTTGCCATCTTAGAAGAAATAAAACTAAACAAATGACTGAAAAAGAAGCCAAGCAGCAATGCTTAATGATTAAGAAGACTTCTAATTGGCTAAAGAAGGAAATCGCAGCGACGATGAAACTTGTCAGAGAGTCTAAAAGCGGGGAAGAAACACTCCTCCATTTAAATAATCTCATTTGTTTGAAGAACAAGGCTGGAGCAGAGGTCAGCCGCATT